ACTCGCACCAACATGCTTTAACAATTGGCCTGCGAGCCTCTAAACCGGCGTGTTAACAGGCTTTAACAATTGGCCTGCGAGCCTCTAAACCGGCGTGTTAGCAGGCTTTAACAATTGGCCTAACTCGCACCAACATGCTTTAACAATTGGCCTAACTCGCACCAACATGCTTTAACAATTGGCCTGCGAGCCTGTTTGGCTTAATATCGTGACCCGTATCGCGTTCAAATCCTTGCGATGATAGTTTATATGGCTGAGAGGCTCAAAACAGGTTAGGAAATGTTAGATTGGGCCACAGGAATTGAGCCACAATTCTTAACGTAAATTTAACATTTCTTAATCTGCTATATTTCACCATGTTTAGATTTATTGTACGTGCTACTTGGCTAACTGCCAGAATGTTAAATGTGGTTAACAACCATCCGATTTAACACGACTTAAATCTGAGAATTTTTCTATGTTATTTTTTTAGCACCCATAAAATAGTCTGAAAAAAATATGCCAAAAAGTTTCGTGTTTCGTATATTATTTGTATATTTGCATATCGGAAATAACGAACGAAACAACCGAGGTTACAAACAAAATTTAACACAAAAAGTTGCTCAAAAGTTTTTCCGGTTCAAATATAATTAGTATATTTGCATAGATAAAATAAGTAATAACAATAAAACATTATAGCAATGAAAGTAAACCGTAATTATCGTTTCGTATTGACGAACATTCCAAACAGTATGTTGGAAAAAGTAAGAATTGACAACGAGGAAATAACCGGTGAGAGAATGTTTGCCAGTGAATGCCACTACTATGCCGAAAAAAATATCCTCGAGTGTATCAAGGACGCAGCAAAACGCGACGATTTGCGCGGCTACTACGAACACACTTACTGTATCTACAAAGAAGACAAACCGAAAAAGGAGACAGTAGAACGTGAAGAGGACGGCAAGAAAATTACCGAAACAAGAGAAATACTTGGCAAGGCAATGCTGGTTGAGGTAATTACAGTAGACGAGAACGGCATAAATATTCGATAAAACGGATTGCCGGTTAAACCTGAGTGGCTCACAAGAGAACAATGAATATGCAGCAAGAATGAACGTAAAATAACCAACATTATTTAACGAAAAAAGTTCTTAAAGCAGTAATCAGATTAAAATAAAAGTAGTATATTTGCATATAACTTAAAAGATATAACAAATATGGAAACAACAGTTTTTTATGTAGCAGTTGCCTATAACGGCGGTTTCAATCCCACAGTTGTGGAGAAGTTTGATAACAAAACAGACGCAGACAGCTATGCAGCTCTTATGTGCCGCGCAAAGCAACGCCGGTATATTGTACTCGAGCAAGTAACAGAATGGGACGGCACTCCTCAAGAGAATGCATGACCTTAGCCGCTGCGGATAGAAACGGTTTAGGAGCGACACCTACAGCGGCACTAAGTTTAATCCTTGCTTTCGCAATATTGTTGCGGAGCAACTAATAAAAATTTACAGTAATATGATAACAATGAAATTTTCAGCAACCAAGTCAGAAACATTGTTTTTGACACCAACAATTGCAGTTGAACAAGACAACTCAGAAACAGCAATCCGATTTGCTTTTTGGCACAGCGTGTTCAGTGTAGAAGTAAGCAAGAGTTACAAAAACCGTAAAAACTAAATAACATGGCAAGAAATGAAATGTTTGTAACGGTTTATAGGCTTGAAGTTGAGGCCACTCGAGAGAATTTGGACAGTATGGAGAACTTCACAGAAGTCATTTCGGATTGTGCTATCGTGTCCAATGATGAGGGTTGTGTAGCTATCATAGTAGCGTCTTCGGATGCCTTAGGGACAACGAAATTGGCTAATATGGCACTCAAATTCTTTGGCAAGGAGGGATATAAAGTACTCTCGGACTCTTAGGGCCGTTTAAGAAACTCAATCGATATTTTTTAACATAAAACTTGGAAAAAAGTTCCCAAAGCGGCTCAATAATTCAAAAAAACATAGTATATTTGCAATATCAAAATTAAGCAATAACATTTTAATAACAATTCAAAATTTACAGTATTATGGCAACAAAGAAATTTTCACAGATGACAACGAAGAAGCTGAACGCTCTTTTGGCAACAGCAAGTGATGAAGACAAGAAGGCTATCGAGGCCGTACTCGCAGCTCGTGAACAGACCCAAGTTTCAGTGTCAGGAGAAACACAGTCTGAAGTAGCAAACTCTGTACAGGAGTTCGAAGATACAGAAAATCCATTGACACCAGAAGAAGAAGCGGCTATAAAAGCAGCTGAAGAGAATGGCGGAATTAATCCTATGAGTAACAGTAGCAAGGCAACTCAGGAGAAAAAGCCAAAGATGACCGATGAGGACCGTCATGCACTGGCCGAAGAGCTGAAGAAGAATGTTAACCACCGTTGTCAGGCAGTTCCTTTCAACACCGTAGAATGGGTTGACGGCTATATCGCCGGAGTGATTGAAGAGAAGCGCAGCAATAAGGTACTCTATGCAATCAAGACAGACGACGGACGCCGCATCGTTAAGGTACATGACAGCAATCTTGTTCGTATTCTGGACGAAGTTGTTGAGCCGGAGAAGAAAGCCCGTGCTCGCAAAGCAAAAGACCCGGCAGACAAAGTTGAATGGACACCGGAAGCAATTGCCGAAGAGGTTAACGAAGTTATCGGCAACGTAGGTAAACCGGTAGAATTTGAGAAATACCGTACTACAGACGAAAACGGTGAAGAGCACATTGAAATGGTAATCGGCCGTATCGTGGCAATCGTGCCTGACAAACGAGCTCAGCGCTTGCTCTACCGCATTTCAGTTCCGGCTCCTATCGAAGGCAATCCGCTTGCAATGAAGACTATGCACAAGGTTGTGAAAGCCGGGGGCATTAAGATTGCCGAAGAGTTCGACGAAGAAGGCGCACAGCTCAATGCCAAGTATCTGGAGCGCCGTGAGGCAGCAGCAACCCGCACTCCACTTACTCCTCAGGACCGCGTAATTCGCTGCGAGGAGAATGTGAAGAAGGCAGAGGAGAAGCTGCAGAAAGCTCAGGAAGAGCTGGAAGCCAAAAAGAAGCAGCTTGAGGATGCAAAGAAGGAGCTGGATGAATATTTTGCCGGTCAGGTAAATGGAGAAACTGCCGAAGCTCCTGCTGAGACTACAGCTGAAGAGGAGTCACTTGCATAACACAGCCACCTGACACTGTTTCTCCCATGGAGCCGTCTCGAAAGAGGCGGCTCTTTTTTTGCTGCATATCTAAGTATGCAGCTATTTTTGTATTATTGTGATTTATGTTAAAATATGTAAACTCATAGAAACATGCTTCTTTCGCGTTCTAGGACACTTTTAGGCTTTAGGTGTACCATAATATGGGTTAACTCAATTTGACGCGATAGAGGTCAAAAGAAGTGTATCTATCAATGTATTTTTATAAAGCCTATAATATGAATTGAGGCATGGACTTTCCTGAGCTTTAAGCCACCAAGCAGTTATATAAATAGCTGTTAAATTTATGGCTAAAAAGTTGACTCATTTTCTTGGCTTCTAGGACACTTTTATTTGAGAATAATAGTAAACTAAATCTATAAAAAGAAATGAGGAGAGAATGAACGAGAATAATGAAATTTCATATATTTTCGAGGCATTTAGAGCTCTATATTTTTATTTTGAAGCCGCAATAAACCAGTGAAAAATTTTTATGTTAAAGTCTGTAAAACAGTAATTTATATCAAGATTATTTTGTACTTTAGCCTATAAAAGAACAAAAGTGAAACTGTTAAAAAATGTTACACACTAGAATACATAAAAGCCGCATGGCCATTATGATTAAACAGCTTATGCTTGAATGTACAAGCTGTGTAGCCCGCGTGCACAGTGGACTATGCAGCAATTGTCCACATTGGACTCCGAGTGTGGTACAGGAGTTAACAGAGGAAATGGCCGAGAGAATATCCGCCACAATTGGACAGGAGAATATCACAAGGCCCAACGAGAGAAATGTTGAACAAAAATAAATAATTGCAATATGGAAATAAATGAACAAGAGAATACCCAAGAGGTACAGCAAGAGAATTTGCTTGATGGCTCTCAGTCAGTTCAAGCAATGCAAGAAGGAAATGAACTGCCAATTGCTGTTCAATTAGTTCAGCCTCAAGCTGCTTTAGATGAAATAGCAGAGCTTGAGAAGAAATATCGTGAAACTATAGAACGGGAGAATAAATGAGTAATTTTGTTTTAGATTACAGCAAAAAGCAGACTTTGCAAATATCAAATGATGCTTTTTGCTTTTTGTATTATGGCGAAGAGCCATTAGACGAAGACAATTTGGAAGAAGCCAATGAGGTATCTGAAATGTTTTCCAATAATTTTTATATAGAAGATGATTGGAAAGCAGTTGATGACTCAGACCTTATAGAATGTACTTTTGTTCCGTATGTTGAAGACCAAGCCAATTATGATGAATATGAGGACCTTACCAAATATATTCAGCAGCAAATAAAATGGCTTGATGCAAATCATATTAGAGTGTGGTGGTTTAATAACCAAACTGGAACGAGAGAATTACGCGGTGATTTTAAGGTTTATACCAATAAATATGGCCTTAAGTGTTTTCATACAGGCAATCAAGATGAGGATTTTGTGACAGGAAAAATGAGCTTGTATTTTTTGAAGAATTTCAAAAAGCGTGTAGCTTAACAAGTGAACGAGAGAAATATAAGGCAGACTACAGAAAAGTAGTCTGCCTTTTTTACATTAAGCTTTCATCTTCTTCTATAACGAGAGAATAACCGACTCCTCGTATGGTTTCTATAGCTACTTGGTTATCCATTTTAAGCATATTTCGCAACATACATATATGGACATCTAAGCTACGTTTATTAAAGTAGTTATCATCAGTCCATACTTGTTGCATAAGTATTTTCTTAGGTAATGTTTCATTTTTATAGGCACATAGTAAAGCAAGAACTTGACTTTGTTTATTATTAAGCTGTGTTTTTACACTGCCTATAGTAAGAATTTTATCTACTGTATTAAACAGGTAATCGCCTATCTCATAAGATGGCTCTATACTTCTTACTCGCACACCACATCTTTTCAAAACAGCTTTTATTCTTCTTATAAGCTCTTCAATGTTATATGGCCTTATAACGTAATCATCTGCACCTTCATCGAATGCTTCAATAACATACTCATATCGGGCCTTGTCTGATACCATTATTACTGGTATTTTATCATCTGATTTGCGCAAAAATTTTAATAGCTTTAGCCTCATAGAGGCATCTGTTGTTTTATAATGGCTTAATATGCATAAGTCATAATTCTTTTCTCTGATTTTGATTAGTATATCATTCTCAGTTGAGGTTATTACTTGAAAGCCGTTATACACCAAATAATCTACCAGGATTTTACAGTCTTCATCTTGATAGATTAAAATTCTTGGCAATGCTAATTTAGTGTTATTACTTTTCATACCATTTCTTTAATCTTGTTTTGCAAATCATTATATAAAACTTCATACCAAAATGGATTAAGCCTTAACAGGTCAAAGTATGAATATACGCCTTTTTGATATATTAAAGAAGCATATTTAAGCTCTTTGTCTGCTCTTTTTTTAAGATGCTCATGATAGAACTTTATAGACTGGTCCACATTTACCAAGAATGGTGATTTATGCTCCATAAGAACTTTCTGCTCTGTATTTTGAGCAAAGTAATATGGGATATTCGGCATCGCCCAAAAAGTTAATCCAGCACCATATTCCTCACTTGCTTTATATAAAAAGCCAGGGCATGGGCGAATTGAGTCAGGATATAAGCTTTTACATATTCTTAACCTACGTGGAATAAAAGGATTAAGTAAAGTAGTTAATCGCTTGTTTATATAAGTTGAGTATTTATCAACCATTCTTGTGTGCTCTTTAACAAGTGATGAAACTAACAGCTTAATCCTTTCATTTCCTATAGGGTCAATCAGGCGTATATATTCTTGCCTGAAAGCTTCACGCTGAATACGTATTCTATCTTCTTTAAGCCGTTGAGACTTTTTCCTTTTAGCTTCTATGCTAGCCATTGCAGCTCTGCGCTGTCCCTCAGGTCCAAACAGTTTTACACCTCGGCAATTGTTTGGACCTAAACCTGTCCATGACATTTTATCTCCATATCTAGCTTCAATCTCTCTGTTTTCCTGCTCTTCTTCAGATAATTCAACATGCTCTTCTTCCAAGGTAATTTTTTCAATTGCCTCAGATTGAGCCTCTTGAATATCCTCATCATCGCTTTTAATTTCATCGAGAAATTCAAAGAGTTCCTTTTCGGTTAAGTCTCCATATTGTTTAATATCTTCCATGCCACTTAAATAATGACTTGATTATATCTTTTCCAGCTTGCTTGCTAAGCAATCCAAAATATGCAATTGCAAGCATGAGTCTTGCTATTTTATGCAATACCCATGCTAATAGATATATAGGGAAATAAAGTACACCTACACATCTCCATAAAAATTTAAGCACCTTTTTCATCTTCTTCCTTTTAACCATTATTGTTTCTACTTTTTCTCGCTCTTCTGCTTGCTTTAATTCAACATAAGTTCTATGAAAAGCTTCATCACCTATTCTTTTAATAAAAGTTCTAAGCATAGAAGGATATTCGCTTGTATTTATAGTCTTATCGACTACTTTCGCGTAAAGAGCAGCAAGAGCTTTAGGCCCAAATACCTTTTTCTCTTGTAATCTTTCAATGGGGCCTCTTTTGAATTGAACATAAGGACTTCCATTCATAATATTTGTACGAATTAGATACAAATCCTTAATCAAAGCCTCGATATGCTTTTCAAACTGAGGCATTTGAATAATATCAATAACTTTCAAATCTTCCAGCCTCATTTTTATAAGTTTTTAAGTTGTTGTTTATAATACTTTTCTTGCATATCGAAATGTCTCTTATATATATGCAAATCATGAGCAAAATGGTAATAAGTGCCTATTGGCACACCGAGCTCATCCGCAACTAATTGTTGAAGTTTTGTCCAACAATACTGGTCATTGCAAAAGCCATAAACCAAATCATTGCTTCGCATAGTTACACACATATCAAGAGTTCCTATTTGAGGCTTAATATCAAATCCGACTGATAGCGTACAAGGTGTATCATATTTATAGTCATCTTTTTCTTTACCATCAAATATAGTAAACCAAGCTTGACGAGTATCTTTATTCTCTTTAAGCTGTTCAATGCACTTTGCCAATTGGTGATTGCGAGTCCACTGCCATCCATAATTAGAATTGACAATGTTATCTCCACCATGCATTTTATCCCACATAGGAGCATGCTTTTTAATTTCAGCTACACTCCTATCTCCAGACATATACCAGGCATATTCGCGCTCTGCATATCGTTCACTGAATTTGCGCCATTCTGTTGTTATAACGCGTTGCTGAGGATTACGTAAATAAAAGCCAACATTGTAAACAGCCTTTGTTCCAACATTAGTTTTTACTCCTTGACCTATAATAAAACTATATAGGTCCTCAAAAGCCTCAGTTGCATTTTTATATGCTATATTCATGCTTCTTCGTATTCAAAGTTTAACACTAGAGTTGTGTCATAGTCATACCAGAGAACTTCTTCAAGCTCTTCTTTTGTATTGCAATTATATCGGCACATCTCAGCTTCTAAGTCAGCCGGACTATCTATTATAAGAGTATTTTCAGCTATTGTTGCCATATCATTTAACAGGTTTATTTGTATTGCTATTGTAAACTCTAAACAAAAGCTCTTCGGCTTCATCATTCATGGCTTTGCATATAGCTAATGCTTCTTCCATGGATAAATCTTTGAGCTCTTCATCGTCGTCATTAAAAGCAATTTCACCAGTTATTACTCTAATCTCAAACGAATTGGTTAAAGCAAATGTTTTAGCTGCATCAAGCGCTTGTACGCATATATAATGTACAGCATCCCAATATATGTATGATAAGGTATTTGAGCCATCTAGTATCTTGATATATAATTCTCTCAACTTCTCAGGCTTAAACATACCTTGCCTATCCATTCGCTTATATTCAGCGAGCCATCTTCCATAACCGTTTGTTGCTCTAAATCTGTTAGCATAAACTGCTACAAATCTGAGAAACTGGTCTGTATAAATAACTTCTGGTATTTCTACTGCTTTCTTTTTCATTGCTTAAGATTTATATATTCTCGCGCGCTCTAGAGCCCATGCGTTTTTCTGAATATATTTCTTTTGTTTCATACTTTGCATGCGATATTACGCGCGAGAATAATGCATAAATTGATTATTTATCAAATGTTAGGCCATATTTTGCCCATTGGAGAACAAACCTTAAGCCAACCCATATTTGGTCTATTGCGTGCAGCCTAGCAAACTTTTTGCCTATGTTAACATCATAATTTTCTGGTTTTACGCATGAAGAAATGCCATTAGCTTCAAAGCCAGTAATTGTAGTAAGAGTAACTACTGTATTTTTACTTCCGGCTGTTGTAACACTTTCTTTAGCGACAAATCTTTCAATGTCTTCTTGCTTAATTGTTTCGTCATGCTCATCGACCAGTTTAAAATAAGCCTTATCAGCAACAGCTTTAGGTGACCAAGATTTATAACCATCTGGATAAGTTACTTCATAGCCTTTTTCTTCGCCTACATAGTTATTTGTTTTATAACCTTTTTCTACAGCTTCATTAGCTGTCATTGGTTGTAAGTCAACCATTTTAATTCCAATTGCTTTCATAATTAAATTTTTAATTTAGCAACTATTTTTAAAATGAGCCCGTAGACCCTAATGCTCCATTACCTCTTTCAGAAGGGCGACTAAAAAGCTCTGCTTCAGGTACTTCTTCAAGTCCTTCATAAGAAACAGGCACAAGAATAAATTGTGCTATTTTCATACCTGGCTTAATGTGGACCTTGGCTTTACCGACATTAACAACATGTATATGAATTTCACCTTGGTAATCTTCATCTACAATCTTAGCTCCGAGGATAACGATGCTTTCAAATGCTTCTGCTTTCGGTGTTCTACCAGCTCCAAGGCAAGCCCATTTAGAAGTTACAACTCCTGATTTATCAGCTGCCATAAGCATATATCCTTCTGGAATTTCCATCTTAATACCTGATGGTATCAAAACATCAGTTCCTGGATTTACAATAAAGCCTTTGTTACTGCCAAAGTTAGGAACGAAAAAATCAATTCCTGCTGCTTTACCAGTCCCACGAACAGGGGACTTTACATTTCTTATTTTTGCAAATTTCATGACTACATCATTTTAACAAGTTCCTTAGCTGCTGTTTCTACAGCTCTAGCAAGTCTATGTTCAACTTCTGGACTTATAAGGCTGTAAACTCCTTCTTTTTCAAAAGCATCAGCCATGATAGCTCCAATTTTTGAAAGCTTAGGATTAGAAGCATTAATGCCATGCTTATTCATAAGTTCTTTATTGTACTCATACTTAATACCTCCTTCTACAGGAATAAGCTTGGCTATTTCTGCATGAGTATTTGACTTTCTGCTCGTAGGAACAGTGATAACAATCTCCTGATTGGTTGTTATGCACATATGCGTTTAAACTCTCTTGGAGTTACTGAAATTAAACTTTTCATAATGATGCCAAATTAGCAATTAAGTTCAACATATCTGTTACATTAAATCGTCATCGAATAAACTTGGTTGCTCAGTGGCTTTAGGAGCAACTTTTACATCTCCCGGCTTACGCTTTAATACCCAAATAGTATTACGTGAAGCATCTGGGAACATAGGAGCCATGATATTGGCAATGAGGTTTGAGTCATAATACTCTTTAAGAGCATCAAACATTTTCTGCTGCCAATCATTCATCAGTGGCTTATAGTCTTTAGCCGAAGCAAATGTACCGAACTTCTTTACTATGTTGAAATGTTTCAGCAATATGCCTTCAAGCTCCCAATGGTCAAACTCTTGCACATCAACTCCGCGGCCATCGCCTGAGTCATAAGTATGATTACCAGCTGCTCCTACAGATGGGTCATAGTTTGGAGTTGAAAGGTAATAAGTAGCATTATTATTGCCACAAGCCTTGAAGTTCTCCAGAAATGCATCTGCATTCTGTTTGCCAACATGCTCGAGCACTTCAAAAGCACAGACTTTGTCAGCATTAAACTTGCTGAAATCCATGTAGTTTTTAACAAGGTCAGCAACATAGAAATGAGCCCAAGGTACATTGGCATACTTCTCAGCTGCTTCTTGAATTGTTTTTTCGCGAATATCGATACCGATATATTCTTTCTGCTTAAACTTGTTTCTGTATAATACCTCAAGCAAGTTAGCAGCTCCACAGCCAAAATCAACAATGGACTCGCCAATCTTAGCTTCTTTCAAGATATGAGTCCATCGCAGATAATGTGCAAATTGGTCTCTGTGGAATACGTGACGCTCAAAGGCCTGGTCAGGTCTGAGGTCTGTTGTGTTGTAAACTTTTGCCATAATTATTGTTTAATAAAATTTATGTTGTCAGATGAATAATACACAGTATTTGTGCTTTTTACTCTATAAATAGCATTGTTAGATAATTTGCATTCTATAATACGGTGTGAAGTACAATAGGCATTGTCCCATGCTTCTACTGTGGCATTACCCCATGCTTCTACTGTGACATTGCCCCATGCTTTCACTGTGGCATTGTCCCATGCTTTCACTGTGACATTGTCCCATGCTTTCACTGTGACATTGTCCCATGCTTTCACTGTGGCATTGTCGCATGCTTTCACTGTGGCATTGTCGCATGCTTCTACTGTGGCATTGCCACATGCTTCTACTGTGGCATTGTCCCATGCTTTCACTGTGGCATTGTCCCATGCTTTCACTGTGGCATTGTCGCATGCTTTCACTGTGGCATTGTCGCATGCTTCTACTGTGGCATTGCCACATGCTTCTACTGTGGCATTGTCGCACAAAAGAAACCCAGACCGAACCGAAATGTTGATAAATATATCATTTTGAGCAAAATCCTCACGATATTGCATTAGCAAGTTAGAAGTAATAACTTTGTTGATAAAGCACCAACGAAAATTGTCTTTAATAACGCTGCATAATTCTTGAAGTGTTTCAGATTTATATGCTCGGCTGTATTGCTCAGTACATGCTTTAGCTGCTTTAGCGCGATTAAGAATTTCAGCTTTTATAGCTTCAAAATCTGTTTTCTGTGTCATATCATTTTGAGTTATTAAGTTCAAGGTAATTATTTAATGCGCCCATATAAGCAACTGCATCAAGCAAGTTATCTTCTTTGTGCCTATAAGCTTCACGTGATAGTTTAAGAGCAATCATGGCTCTATACATTCCTTCTACCGATATTTGTTCATTATTGGGTGACATGCTATTATAAATAGCAGTAGCGCGTTTCATAGACTCTACAAATGGTCCATACTGACGCTCTTTTTCTTCTGAGCGCTCATTTACGATTTTGTTTGCTTGTTCTAAAATGTTAGCCATTGTTTATTAAAGTTTTAAGTTCTGCTTTTAATCTTTTTGCATCAGCACCTCTAAATGTTTGTGCATTTGCCAAGAAGTATCTAACAATATCTCCTGCAGTATCATAAAAATACATAGCATTCGGATCTGAAGTATCAAGTGTTAGCATTGCCTCTAAATAAGGCACTGCGCCAAAATATACATTAAGCCATGTTGACTTTATATCTTTGGCTATTTGCTGAAAGGTTCTTTTCTTGTCCATTTTATTATCTTTATTTAGATATGCAAATATACTAATTTTCTCCGAGAATAGAAAATTTTTTCATTATAAAATGCACTCACTTAACACTTCTTAACTTGGCCAGATTTTATTGCTCTTCTGGATATTCTATTTGCAGTAATTCTTTGCAAAATTGAATAACTTGCTCATAGTTATTATATGCAGTTTGAGTAATAATTCTCCGCTGAAGTATCGTTAGCTTATTTTTAATAATAAACTTATTTATATTAAGAGAGAGAGCTTTATCATTGCATCTTCTTTTATTTCCTAACTGAATAGCTAACTGAGCATAATGAATACATTTCTTTATATCCTGCGCTCCATTTTTAGCTTTATACCTACTAATATATTTTATAATGCATCCTTGTATAAAAGAGCATCTTAAAGCAGTTATAAGCTCTATTGGTTGCATAGCCATATCTTTATAATGGTTACCACCTATTTGTACATCTGTTGCTTTCATATCAATATACTTTACGTCTACGATTATCTGGTATATACCCATTTGCCACTCTCAGTTCATCCATAAACATAACAGAATTGTAATGTTTAGGAAATTCTTTTATCACCTTAAAGCTTGCTGTTTTGTCTTTAACAAAGCTATTATCGCCTACAGGCTCTACATACCCAAGTTTTACAAACTTATAAAGATATGCAGTTTCTGAGTTTCTACCTGGTTCTTTACCAAGCAGAATTTCTTTTGAACTTACTACTTTGCCAACATTATCGTTAACAAATTTTACCATTTCCGGAAATACCGGAGCTTGTTTTCCATTACGTCCCATATTACATAAATTTTTTATATTTGTCAATTTTTGCTTTTATGCTATCCATTAAGGCATTTTGCTTTTTATCTTTTGCTTTAAGTGCTCTGATTACGTCTTCATCATGAGTGCCTTGCAATATCAAATGATTTATAACGACATGATTTTGCTGTCCTTGTCGATATAATCGAGCATTAAACTGCTGATATAATTCAAGACTCCATGTTTGCCCAAACCAAACTATTAAGTTTCCACCTGCTTGAAGATTAAGTCCATGTCCTGCTGATGCTGGGTGAGCTAACATGACTTGTATTTTGCCGGCATTCCAGTCTTCAATATCTTTATTGTTTTTAAGCTCTCTTGGCTTATATTTTTTAAGATATTCCACGATTCTATCCCTATCGAATTGATAGGTCCATGCTACAAGCACAGATTGGCCATTTGCATCTTCAATTATCTCCTTAAGAGCTTCAAGCTTAATATCATGAATTGGAAACACATTTCTTTCTTCATCATATATAGCTCCATTAGCAAATTGAAGTAATTTATTTGAAAGGGCAGCGGCATTGACTACGTTTACTTCCACAGGCTTTTCAACAAATACTGAATTACCATTTTCGTCTTCTTGCTCAATCGTTTCAGTAGCACTTATTAAGTCAAGCACTTTATTCTTTTCAAAATCATCGTATTGCTTCTTTAGAGCTTCAGGCATTCTAAGCTTTATATAGTTATCTGTCCTAAATGGCATTTCAAGATAATCATCGGCTTTCATACTTATGCAAATGTCCTCTATTTTCTTATGAATGAGATATTCTGAATCACTCATCAAATCATAAGAATATACGACATGACCATTTGTTTGGCCTGGCCGAAAATATTTCTCTCTGTATCTGGATATTGTCTTTTCAAGGCGTTCGCCTCTATCCATAAGATATATTTGAGGCCATAATTCAATAAGACCATTAGGAGCGGGTGTACCAGTTAGTCCTACTAACCTTTTAAGATAAGGTCTTGCGCCGCGTAATGCCTTAAAACGCTCTGACTTATAAGACTTAAAACTGCTAAGCTCATCGACTACTACCATATCAAAAGGTAATTTGCCTCCGCCATATAAAGCACAAAGCCATGCAACATTATCTCTTGATATGATATAAATATCAGCTTTTGTTTCCATAACAGCTGCTATTCGCTGTTTAGCAGTACCTATAATCTTAGAAAAGCGCAAATGCTTTGTATGTTCCCATTTCTCTGCTTCTTCTTGCCAAACTGACTCAGCCACTCGTTTTGGAGCTATAACTAATACAGAATTAACTTCACAATAATCAAACATCAAATAATTTATAGCAGTAAGAGTTGATATGGTTTTGCCAAGGCCCATATCTACAAATACACCGCAAAATGGATGCTCGATTATATGCTGCACGCAAGCTAATTGGTATTTATGTAAATCTGTTTCTTTCATCTTTTGTTACTGTTAAATATAGCTAAACAAGCTAAACCAAACAAAGCACCTATTATAAATGCAACTATGTTACTTATCATAAATTATATTATCTATAAATTGTTCAACGCCTTTTATCGTATCTATTACTTCAACTCTAAAACCCAAAGCTCTAAGCTTATTGTGCATATATGCCTGTATGCGTTTAGGCTTTCGTCCAGTTGTTTTTAATTCCACAAAAACTATTTTATGGCCTGGAAATAAGCACATTCTATCTGGTAAGCCTATAAGTTGGTCACACAGCAGTTTTATACACATGCCACCATTTATCTTAACGAGCTCAACCAATTTGTGCTCTACAACTTTTTCACTGTTTACCGTCTCTTTCTTCATAAGTTAAATTTATTGAACTTACAGTTACTCCAAGTATTTGCAATGACCGGTTAAGCTTATCTTTAAGATTTTTCTTGAATTGGGCTACATCATTGCAAGCATTCTCTTCTGTTACATGGTTTTCATCATATTTTATTGTTCTTAAAGAACCATCGGAGAATTTGCATACAACTCTTAGTATTACATATTTCATAACCTGGCCATATAAATGTTATACTCACACTTATCCAAATTAAATTCCAGTCTGTCAACACAAAACTTTTGGCCATTGTATATAACAACCGTTTTGACAGATGGAATATGTTCTATATTTCTTGTTACAAGAAGCACAGAATTACGGTAATTTCCGTATTGCATTTTATAAAAATTTGCTATCATAATAAGCTATCTTTACGTTTATAGTATTTCTGTTTACCATATAAAGGAAAGTTCTTAGTGGATGCTATAGCTTCCCATTCAGGCAATGACCTAAGAATTTCATTAACCTCCCTGGTATTATATCTTGACATTTCTGTCTTATCTTTGCCGAGGCACTCACACCATACTTCAGCAATGCAGACAAAGTCTTTTTGCACTGTACCGTTTTTAGACAATGGGTCTTCAAGCCAACGTCTTCTGTCGTACAGGTCCATTTTATCCCAATCATCTGGAAATTTAGTATTAAGATATTCTTCAATAATACCTTTTCGCTCATCTGCCTCTGAGTGTTTATGTTGCTCAATCTTAGCAATTATATCTTCATCACCAACGAGGTATAAAGGCTCTTTTGCTAAATATAACTGATATGCTTCAGCCCATATTTGATTTACTTCATCTTGCGTGAGGTCATCATTTACGGACTTTGTAGCATATTCTGGTCTTACATCTATAGGCATAAATCGTCTATTTCCTGTCGGGTCACGTAAGAAATCTTTGTTGTTAGTAGTACCAAAAAATACACATTGCCTTTTATATGTTTCTACTGTTCTACCATACGCCGGCCTGAACATATCTTCTCTTTTTGATATGTAGTGCTTGATTGACTCTACTTCTGCTTTCTTAAGGCCTGAAAGCTCTGCCATTTCAATCAGCCACGCTCCTTGTATCTGCTCAAATGACTCCTTGCCCTGCACAGTCGTGAATGTATCTGAGAACCATTCCATGCCGAGCTTTTTAACGAAAGTACTTTTATATGTTCCTTGTTCTCCGACAAGTATAAGCGCTGTGTCGAACTTAATACCTGGCTCGAATACCCTCGCAACAGCCGCCACCAACGTCTTCCTAATGGCGGCTCTAGCATAAGCGTTATCTTCTGCTCCAAAATAATCAATCAATAATGTATTAACTCTCGGTATGCCATCCCACTTTTGAGCACATATATACTCTCTTATCGGATGGAACTTTTTCTTTTCAAATTCAAGCGCAAGCGCGTCGTCCACTTTTTGACTTGACACAATGCCGTAAACACACTCAATGTAATTACGAACACCAGAATAGTCAACATCACGAAGAGGCTCCACAGTATCGACTTTACGCCATGGTAACGAACGTGTAACATATCTTTTATTATCAAAAATGTTTAGCTTAAATACATCTTTTAAGAATTGGTCATGCTGAATTATTATATTCAAGTTATTGGCAGAATTATCATATTCGCCTTTTGTATTAGCGTCAAGCTCTTCTGTCCATGAAGTATCATATTCTTCAGGAACTTCTGCTTTTGCTTCTTCTGCAAACTCGAATTTAGCTTCAGCAAACTTTTCTTCAGCAATATGCTTTTTTGTTGTAGAGTCCTTAGAGGCAAATTCTTCCATTGCCTTAAAGCTCTTTTTATCTTTGTCTTCTTTTTCTTTGCCTGTATCTAAATGGCCAAATTTATGTATGCGAACTAAGTCAAATGCATTACATAGTCTACCTCCAGCAGGGTCTGTTCCATGATGAGAATATGCAAATTTATCATCATAGACTATTAAGCCCGCAGCTGTAGAGCCATTTATATACGTATATCGCCCTTCTCCAGCTGGTGTATATACATCTGAAAGAAAAGTCTCAATAGCTTCTTGTATAGTATAAGTACGACAGAAAACACCAATTATGCCTTTTTTATCTTCTGGGTCTTCTTGCTTTTTGATAGCTTGCATTATTACATCTGTGCTATCTGTAGCAGTTGGCCATTCGCTCGTATCATGCCAATCATCATATAGCCCAAGGATATAATCAGCTTCAAGGAAAGGTCCGTCTTGAAATTCAAAGTAGTACTCAATATCTGATGATACAGACGGCCAGAACATAAGTCTATTTACATCAAAAGTTGACTGGTCAAATAAATCTATGTTTAAATCACCAGCGACCTTTCTGGCTATTGCCTGATATTCTTCCTGAGATACCTCCCTGTCCAAAGGTATTATAAGTCTGTGCCTTGGTTTTTCTGGGCATGACTTATGAGTTGAGTGTATAACTGCCGCACAATCAAAAAGCATTTGGAAGTCCCACCAAAAGTTCTCATGAGAAAAGTCAATGTCTAAGGTTATAAGCTGCCTGTATAAGACATTTGTTTTTTCACGCTTACCGTTAGTAAGAAAACCTCCTACGAAGCCTCCTACGTCTTTTATCTTGCTTTGCTCTTCTTTTGTGGCATTCATAAACCGCTTATATGTTTCAGCGGTTACAACAGGTGTAGCTAACTTTTGAACTAAATCGCTCCAAGTAATTTTTGTATTTTTCCATACCTTACTTGCAACATTTAGTCCAATAGCTATGCTTAAATTACCATCGTATTTTAATTTACCTACTTGCATAATCATTACTTTTGATAAAAGCCCATAACTCCACCGTCAGCATTAAGCGGTAAATCATAAGCCCATGAAGGAGGAGTGGACATTATCTTAACCAAATTATCATACCATTCTTGTGCATTAATCTCTGGAACTTCTGTTATTACCTCATCATGTATTGAACCAACAATTCCATAACCAGCTTTTTCCATTCTAAGCATAGCATCAGCTAATAAATCTCTTGATACTGCTTGCACAATATTTTCTGTTAATTTGCCGCCGTACGTATCTATACTTATCCATTGTTTTGTTGTCTGGTCAATACCTCTATAACACAGACTACGAATAGGCATAGATGAACGACCTACTTTTTTATCTTTAAATTCTGGCTTATAATAAAATAGTTTTCTACCAACAGGTAGTTCTATTGTCATAAACTCTCCATCACAGTCAAATATCACGTTTTTACTTGTACATTTTACAGCTCTATGATATCTAACTGCTTCTTTAGACACTTCATCTATTTCTTTCCACATGTCTACAATAGCAGGATTTGCCATTCGCCATTTGCGTACAAGGCCTATCATTTCAACGTCTGAAAGCCCCATTTTGTCTCCTCCCATACGCTTTAATGCGCCAAGACCGCCTTCATAGCCAAGTGCAAGTTCTGAAATTTTTGATTTGTCACGAAGCACTGAGCCTTTTTTAATTTCAGACTTTGGTACTCCAAACATCTTTTCTCCAGTTGCTTCATATATCTTACCATCGCCATGAAATACATCTAATCGCCATTTTTCATCGGCAAGCCAAGATATTACTCTTGCTTCAATTGCAGAAAAGTCTGCAACTGCGTATTTCATATTCTTTGGCGGTATAAGAGCTGTTCTTACTAGCTGGGACAAAATATCTGCAACATCATCATACATCATCTCAACCGACTCCCAATCACGTGCTCTAATCATTTCACGTGGTACTTCTATATGTGATATATGATTTTTTGATAAGTTCTGCAATTGCAATAATCTACCTGCCCATCGCCCAGTTCTATTTGCACCATAGAATTGAAATGTACCACGGACTCTATGATCTTTCATGGCACAATTAAGCATAGCATAATACTTCTTAATAGACGTTTTTGAGAGCTTTTTGCGTATATTAAGCAACTCGATAACATCTGGATAATCTGCAAACTCTTTCATTAAATCAGGCATTGTTTCCTTTGAAAGTGACATAACAACACATCCTGTTGTCTTTTCAATCCATTGCCTAATTTGAACAGGCGAGTTTGGATTTTCAAGCCCTGTTAGCTGTTGAGCATGTTGCGTTAAGATAGAAGTATATGTGTTATCTACTGCGATAGCAGACTCTGCTAATTCCATATCAACCAAAATACCTCTATCGTTTATATTCTGGTCAAGCACATACATCTTGCGCTCAATATCAGGAATGATATATGCCTCTAATCTCTTAAATATCTCACGCTCTGCAAGTACGTCATACTTGTTATATTCCTTATACATTTCCCACTTTTCAGGAGCGTGTTCAGGATAATTCCGAGTACGCATGCCATTAACTCGAGTTGCTTTGCATGGGCATGAGAAGTATTTAATAAGCGCTTTACCAGTATCTAACTTTTTATCTGTAAGATTAAGGGCCTTTGATACTCCGTCCAAAGAAAGTGGTAAACCGCAATACGCAGCTTTTACAGAGGTACAATACCACTGCTCTGCTGGAACATTATATCCTATACGCTTAAAGCTCAAGCGCTCAAATACTGCATTATGTGCCACTTTTACACAATCCGGGTCAAGCAAAGCTTCTTCAAACTCTTCAGGCATTTCTTCACCTTGAGCCAAATCTACTATCTTTACCGGGCTATCATCTAAAGCATATCCTATTATAAGAATTTCAAAGTCTGGTGACTCAATATACTTATAAGCTCCAGACTCTTTAATATCTACAGATGAATATGTTTCAACATCTATAAAAAGATTTTTTGCCATTATTATTTTATTTGATATTTATGGTAGTGGGATAGACGGGAGTCGAACCTGTATCTTGCTCTCATTGTTTTTAAGTGGCGCCACGCTGCTTTACCATTAAGCTACTATCCCAATAGGAGTATAGGCGGGACTCGAACCCACATTTACTTAGTTTCCACAGACGGTTTCCGAAGTAAGTTTTACCATTAAACTACTATACTCATTGATGCAGAGAGGAAATTACATCATATTGTCATCCTGAACAGCATTATCTCCACCGAAATCTTCTTCAGCTGTTGAGCCACCAGCCAACATCTCTCCATCTTCGAGCTTCTGGAGATTGTTCAATCCAGCAGCGATGCCTTTGGATGAAACATTGAAAGCATAGAAGTTGATTGAAGCGCGGCCATAACAACCTGAATAGAACTCGTCTCTGCTCATGATTGGATTGAGTGAGCGGTCCACAATGCTCGGCTGACGCATCGAGTTTGCATTGATGAAATAGTGGTCCTCAAATGCTGGGTCATCCGGACGTTCTTCATCGCCATCACGCAGAGGCAATTTGAGATTTGCTGGAATACGGCCATTCTTATCTGCGAGCTTTGCCTTACCTGCTTCCTTTGCAGCTTCTATGGCTTTCTTGATTTTGTCAATAGTAGCCGTATCGCTCTTAGGAATAAGAACGCAGATATTATACTTAGGAGTATCGCCCTCATTCATAGCTGTGGGCTCGAACACGTTTACATAGCAAAATCTTACTTTGCCAGTTACAACCTTGGTTGAATTTACTTGATTACTCATTGTCTTTTAATTTAAGTTGCTATTATTCTTTGAAATCTAGTTGTGCTTGAGCATATCCCATTGCTGGTCTCTTGTCTTCAAGCGGTACAAGAGTAGGTTTGCCTTGTGGCTTGATAACCACATCTGAGAGTATTTCCTCAAAACGCTTTTTGCCTACTAACTTCTCAATAGAAGTAATCGGCTTAAGCTTCATATTGAAAATCTCATCTTCTGAAAGTTCAGGGCAACGTGCAAAAATTGCATTAGAAGCTTGGTCTTCGTCAACCCATTTGCGTCGACTAATTCCTTCAACTAATTTAAGCCCTGGCCATTGCTTATTCTCGTTAATCGCTTTAGTTTGTGCATATTCTGTTATTGAATTAGCCCATTCTATAAGCTTAGGCACGCGCTTAACTATATCAGCAATCTCATCGTCGGTTAACAACTCTGGGTCTGCGAATTCGTGTTGTGCAATTTCGAGTTGTTGCTCATAAAGCTTACGACACTGATTACGCACAGCACAAAATCTACACCAATCTCCAGCATTAAGTTCTCCTTTACCTTCAAATGCAAGTTCAGCTCTTGGTCTAAGCTCCTCTTCTGCCCATTTACGGAGTTCTTCGACAGATATTTGCCAGCTTGATATATTGTTAATGCGAGGCTGTATAATAGTCAATCGCACTTCCGTTATATCATACATTGTATCATATTTCTGCAAAGCTCCAAGCCCATAAAGCATAAGTTGCTTATTCCATTCAGCATATACTGGAACACCTTTTCCATATTTTAAGTCAATAACTTCCATAAGATTGTCATTGATAACAACACAGTCAGCTGTTCCAAAGCTTTCAGGCACATATTCTGTCAAATCGAGTTTCTGCTCAATTTCCATGACAGCTAACGGATTTTCAGTTTTTGCTTCAGCTAATTGTTCTGAGCAATAATCTGTATAGATAGGTACAACTTCAAGCATTTCCTCACTGAACAAGTCATTTGTCATTATCTCTTCGAGCCTTTGGTCAAAGTCTTGTTCACTAATGCTATTAAGTGTATCTTTTCTCAGGTAAAGCTCTGAGAGCTCATGAGCTAATGTACCTTCTTCTGCATATACTGAAGACTTCTTTTCTCCGTATTCATCTTCAAGCTTAGCAGATGGAGTACAATTCAGCCATCTTCCTGCTCCAGAAGCCGAGAGGAGTGCATGACTCCTCTGGCTATGTTTCTGTGGTTTAGTACTACTTGTCGCTTGAGCCATATTCTTTTATCAATTTTGCCAAATAATGACATTGAATAGCACACTGAGCATAAAGCTCTGGATTTTCTCTGCGAAACTTATAAGCTGCTTTTTGCAACTTCTTTGTACTCGGCATAATTACAATGACTCTAAGAAGTTATACATTTCATCATACTTAGCTGGGTCAAGCTTTGTTACGCTCGGAGCTCCAAGCTTATCGAGTTTCTGCTTGATTACGTCGCGATGCTCATTGACCTTTTTTGCAAGCATTCCGCGAACATCCTCAATGCTCTTAGAGGCAGAAGAAGCAGCCGGAGCAGCAGGTGCTGAAGGAGCAGGCTCGGCAGCGCTCTGAGTCTGGGCAGGTGCCGCAGGCTGAGGAGTAGGTTTTGCGGGAGCTGGCTTTGCTAGCGCAGCAGGAGCAGGTTTAGAAACTGAAGCGGCTACTTGAGCTCCACTTGGAACTCCTGCTGCAAACAATGAAGTTAAAAACTTCTGCGTATTTTCAGACAGGTTTACGCTAACCTCAACAGAAATTTTAATGGTTTCCATTTTCGTAATTTTTAATGAAGTTATCTAAATAGCTAATAAACTCGTTTACTGTCATATCTGGTACGTTTGAGAGTTTTTGGTGGATAAGCTCATTATTCTTATATATAGATACGTACACGCCTTTATAATTCAGCTTTACTTTATACTCGCCTTTCAGCATTGTTAGGCATCCATCTTCAGATGAACCTTTCCAAGTATTTGCTGAAAACAAATCAGTTACTAACACGCCAATATGATTGGCCAATCGCTCTAACTGCATAACATCCAAATTGGCTTCACCCTTTAACACACGGTCAAATGCCTGTTTCGGATATTTAACAGTAGGAAATAACACCTTCGCTAAATCTTCCGTATTTAGCTTGTAGTGCTCAATTACATTACCTATATTAAATTGTTGTTCCATATTTTGGTGAATTTTATTATCTTATTTTCGATATGCAAATATACAAACTATTCTCGAAAGAAAAAAATTTTCCATTATTTTTTGAGAATTTATTTGTTAAAAATAATTAAACAGCAATTTTAGTGCGGCTTTGAAATTGCTGTAAACAAAGAAACAATGAAAACAATGCCTCTATATATTTCAAACTTAATTTCTTAATTTCCGATTAACATTAAGGTTAATAAGAAATATCGGCTTTTAATATGAAAAGATTTAATAAAATTATTGTTTCTTTGTTTACAGCATATATAAGTAATTGATTTTGAGCACTTTAGGTGTAAACAATGACTTGTTTATATTGTTTCTATTGTTTACCGCTTATGCTTATATAATCCACACTAACTATAGAGGTGGCTGGATTTTGGCTTACGACATCTACTTGCCTACTTTTTATTTTATTGGTTTTCCATAAAAATCCCAAAAAGCGCTTATACTTCACTGTTTCTACTATTTTAAGCGACTCTCTATTAGATATTTGCAACTCAACAGTATCTCTTTTTAGGTCAACACATCCTGCCACATCAGTCCATTTTGATTTGTAATTAAAGCATTTAAGTGTATCAACTGTATTCGTCGTAGTATCAATTCTTATGGAGTCACTCAGCTTTGCAGAAAGTAAGTTTATCGTTTCTGTCTGAGATGATATAACTCTTTGTAAGTCCGATTTGCTTACTTTAAGCTGCTCGATTAGTTTCAAATCCTGCTTTCTGTATTTCTTATATTCAGAAAGTGAAAGCTGAAGCTCTGTTACTTTAGCAGCATTAAGGCTATCAGATACTTTATAGAGTTGGCTTTGTGCCATTATAGACTCTTTTTCTGAAAGCAATACTTCCTGATTGCTTTTAAGCATATTGTTTTCTTCTTTTAGGTTTTTAATCCTAATTCCTGCTATTACTATAAGTATAATAGCAACAGCAATTATTCCTATTTTTATGATTATCTTTTTCATGCTCAATTTATTCTCGCGTATTCTCGCATAGTTTTAATTTCTTGTTTATAATTACATTATCTTTAATATAAAAACCATTCTCGTAATAATTTCTTATATGCGAGAATGGTTTTTATGTGCTTCAGAGGTCTTTATACTCGTACTTAGCATCAAAGCTGGGACATGCCTTAGCTGCAAATTCTCTGTGTCCATGAATAGTAGCATTTGGGTATTTTGCCTTTAAGCTTTTCAGCAATTCGAGTAAAGATTGCTTTTGAGCCTCAGTGCGCGTATCTTTAGGAGTTTTACCGTCTTTAGCAACGCCTCCTACATAGCATACTCCTATAGAGTTTGCATTTTGACCTGAGCAGTGGGCTCCAACTACACTTTCATCTCTGCCTTTATGAACAGAGCCATCGAGCTCAACCACATAATGATAACCAATATCTTTCCAATGATTACCATTCACATGCCAATCTCGTATGGTCTCAGTTTTAACATCTCGTCCTTCAGGAGTAGCAGAGCAATGGACTATGATTTTATTTATCTTTCTCATTTAATGCTAACAATTGGCTTATTTTGTCTAATATCTCATGACCTTGTTCGGCAGTGGTAGCTCGCACAATCTGCTTAACTATATCAGGTACTTCTGCAGCATGAGCTTTTTTACGTTTGCTATTTTCAACCACAGATTTACCCTCAATATATATAACTGCAACAGTACATAGAATTGTGGCAAATGGAATTATATAGAATGATAATAAGCTTCCAAGTATATCAAACATAAGAGCAAAAAGCATTAGCCTTACATAATCGCCTATCTTCGTAACAGTTCTACGAAAACCATGCGACATAAGTGTTTGGCCTAATGCTTTTGCTGTAGTTGTTCCACTCCAGAAGTCCACAATACTACTAACCACTATGAAAAACCAGCAAACTAGGATTATGCCAACTCTAATAGCTATGAAAAACATGAGGGCATCGATATTCTTGGCTTCAATGAGTTCTAGCATAATCACACAAATTTTTCCCAGTTAATACTTATGGCTTTACCAATAGCATCAGCAGTCCATCTGCAGAAAATCATTCCCTCATAACCATCAGGGTCATTTGCTACTTTATAAGCAGCTCTGAGGCATGATGCTTCATCTTTTAGAGGGTCTGGATAGAGGTCTGCGTAATACATATTGGCAAGATATGTTGCATCTCCATGTGTTACATGACTAGGAATTGTAAGGCCAAGGCTTTCCATAGACTTCTTGACTTGAGAAGTTGTCCATGTGTGCTGTTGGCCATTTGCATTTTCCATCATCTTGCTCACATGCTCTGCAAGGGCATCGGTAAAATGATAGCCATGCTTTTTAACATACTCTGAATATCCTTTTGCAGACATAAGAGCATTCGCTGTTTGCTCATAAGGCAAATCAAATTTAACCTTATGCTCACCATGTGGAGTAGCTATTCTGCTTTCTACTACCACATCTTCGTCATCTTCATGCTCCTTATTGTGATGGTCGCATGAATGATGCTTTACTATAATGCATTTCAATCTGTGCCTCATAACTTTTAGCTTTCAAATTTTTTGATGAAATTTTCCATCATTTCCTGCTGTTTTTTCATGAGTTCTTCCATGCCACTGATAGACTTCTCAATCTTGCCGAAACGCTGCTCTGTTTCTTGCTTTTCCTTATACATAGGATTAAGCTCTGCAAGCAATGAAGGAGCTTTGTCAATGATGTTTTGAGCTTTAGAAGCAGAAGCCAAAACCTGTTCAGCATTTGCCTTTTGAGCTTCAACTTCGCTCGTCAATCCAGATTTTTCTGTTGACAGAACAAGATGCCCGGCATAGGTAACTGAATGGCTTTCAGGAATAGCGTAAGTTGCCATTTTTCCATTGGCCTCTATAGTAACATCTACTACCATCTCTGTTTTGCCAGTCTTCTGGTTCATTTCTAATCGAGGAAACGATACCTGAGTGGCTTTGCCTTGAATAAGGCTAAATTCCTGTGTATCAAGAATGTATACAGGATAATTCTGCTTTATATCTTTGAATAACAACATATAGCTTATCTTTTTGAATTGTTAATAAAAAAGAGGGCACTCAGAGAAGTATAAAACTTCCCTAAGTACCCTCAATTAATTAGGCTGCTGGTTCAGCTGGAATAGAAACGCTCAATGAGCTATTGATAGCATAGCAGTTGGATTTTCCGCATACTATCTTAATAAGCCCTTGAGTCATTCCAAGCTGGTTGATAGTAACAGATGTAGGAAGCGTCGTTCTACCTTGGAATGCAACCACAAACCGTTCATTGATTACCTGTGTCTCAGCTTGGCATTTGCAAGCATTTGGAGTAGTAATCGTGATTGTTGCTACAATAGGCACGAATACTGTAGTTCCATTAAGAACAGGCGTTTCATTCCTGTAAGTAACAGTCGCAAACGGTTGATTTGTAGAAGTTGCACAAACACAACGACACAATTTCTCCTTAAATGTGGCCAAGAACGAAACTTGATTTGCCACAAGAGCAGCGGCTAAGCCTACTGGCGATAATGTAACCATAATCTTTACAGTTTAATGGTTAAACATTACTGGCCACAGCCACATCCGCAGCTATTACCGCCACAGCCACAATTGCCAAGCCTGTTGAAACGCTCGTTAATCAGGTTGTTCTGGCGCTCCTGAGAAAGCTCGAATTTAAGGTCCTGAATTTTCAGAGCCTGTTCGTCCTTCCAGTGGTTGTTCAGAGTGTCGATGATACGCTGAGTGTTGTCCTGACCGGCACGAAGAATATCGCACTTATCCTGCTGAGCTTGGAAAGCAGTAGATGAGAAGCCCTGTGTAATCGCAAAGCCAAGGTCACGCTGACCATTGCGGAGTTCGGCAGTGTCTTTACAATTCTGGAGGAACAGGTCACCGCGGAAATCAGCAATCTGGCGCTGAGTCTGGCAGCAGCAGTTCTGCAGAGCCTGGATAACATTGCAGTCACCGAGGTTAACAGCATTGATAACACGCTCAGCAGAGAAGCCAACCTGGCCGGCAACCTGCTGGATAGCAGCCTGAACGTCGCAGCAGCACTTCTGAAGAGTGTTGAAGTCGATATTGAGGGTTTGTGCAAGCTGGCTAAGAGCAAAGCCATTACCCTGGATAGCAGACTTAATACAGTCGGCATTCTGGTTGTCCTGCAACTGAGTGCGGATAGCGTTGAGCTGAGCCTGAGTTTCGATACCCTGAGTGGCAACGCCAGCGCCATTTCCATCCCCGAAACCGAAGCCTCCATTGCGGAATAGGGCCAGGAACATAAGATATGCAAAAGGATTGTTCATCCAGTTGTTCATACCTCCGCCCATCATGGCAGCCATAGGGCCCCAATCATCTCTACGGTTATTACCGTTTGCCAAAATGGCTGCTGCCAGAGCATTGTCATTGTCGCCTCTGTCGCAACAATAGATTTTTTCTGTAATTTCTCCCATAATTTAGAAAGTGAATAAATAATGCTAACTATATATGCAAAGGCCTTTCGCTAGAAAAAGTCCGTACACTATTTTTTTACAGGTTTCTTTATTATAGTATTTATTATTTTATAATTATATCTTAGATGGAATTATAAAATAATAAATACTATAATGGGCTTCCGTCCATATTAACCCATGCAAGTCCATTAAATAAGATTTTCCTTTTTAACGTACTATCATAAAATTCAAAACCTTCTTGTACACCCGAAGGCCTTTCTTGTGTTGTACCTCTTCTTTTTTTATTTTCATATCCATCAACTCCAATTATTGAATTCCCATCATAAACGCATTGAATACCATTTTCAGTATTATAATAACTATAGCCTCTATATATTTGATTATATGAATCAATTCCATTAACTTTAGGTGGATATATAGTTATATCAGAACCATTACTATGTTTTATATTTCCTTCTTGGTATATGTTACTCATATAACCAGAGACATAATATATTGAAGTATAAGAAGTATTAATGATATTATTTGTGACAATTATATCTGTAATGTTTTCCGTGGCTTCCACTAAATTCCCACCTCGCCAATAGTTACCTAATATTGTGCTGAATTTTATAGATTTTTCTGTATTAATGAAAGCAGGAATGCTTCCAATAACAGAGAAACAATCAAATACATTATTGGATATTAGCGCATTATTTACATTTCCTCTAAAATGCAAAAATGAAATCCAGGGTTGTACACCTCCTTTCCATATATTTCCTGTTACTATAATATTATCTGCGTCATTTTCAATTTCAACAAATTTGCAAGAACCTGTTTCAGAACTACTATTGTTAATATTATTAGATATAGTTAATTCTGATACAGAAGCTTTAATAGCATAGTCGCAAGCATTATCTGTAATAAATGAATTGTTTGAAATTGTAGCTCTACCACCTTTGCTAATCTTGATTGCCGGCATTTGGTTAGTAAAATATCCTTTACCAAATTCATAAGAGTGCTTATGAAATAAATTATTAGAAATTACTATTGCTCTACTGTCAGCGCCTTGCGGTGGCATTTCTTCATGGTGCTGTTCTATTAGAATATCAGCATCGGTAACAGCGCATCTATAAAATGTATTTCCTGATATAAGAATGTTTTTAAAATACATAGCCATAATCGCTTTTGAGGCTGGATATTCACCTTCTACTGGAGCAATATCTGAAATTTTATTATTAGTCAAACTTATACATTCACAAGGATAACCTGTTATGTTGGTTGGTATATCAGTTTCCCTTACTATTATTCCATAATGCAACTTGTATATATTACAATTATTAACCGAACAATTAAAAGACCGATTTATAATGGCGCCAATAAAACCAGTATCGTAAGTTCCACCTCCATAAATGTAACAGTTATCTATTTTACAATTAAAAGATGATTCTATTACAACATTTTGTTCAGATAAACCAATACTACAACCAGATACCTCGCACTCACTACACTCTCCATATAAATTCATATTACCGTCTTTTCCACCTAATATCGTACAATTGGAAACAAATATTCTAGTAGACCCAGCAACATGACAAGAAGCAGCTCCTTTATGGTCTTTGCTTTCCAAATGACAATTTTCTATTTTGCAATCATCAGAATAGCATACAGTAATTCCATGTAATCCGTTAATTACACGGCAATTTTTAATAGTATTGTTTTTACCATTACAAGTTATGCCGCAATGAGTATAAAGTAAACCGCTAGGAGTTGTGTCCCATAATATTTCAATTCCGTCTATTATATTATTATTACCCCGTATATAAAAAGCAGTAGCAGGGGATTTTATAGTGCATCCTACTTCAGCAGTGATAACTTTATCATTCTCTATTAAAACACAATAGGCCCCATCATTAACATAGGAATACGTACCTGTCTCTTTAAGTACATGTTTCATATTTGAAAATTCAATGTGGTCATAAAGGCTAATAAGAGTATTAATTAAAGATGTTGTATTATCTGAAGTACCATCCGTAAACCATTTTGTTTTAACTGTACCATTTTTTAATGCCCCCGTTGGAATAACATTTCTGAATGTGACATCACCGCTTAAAAAAGTATTATTGAACGTGATATTACCATTCTTTATTGAACCTCCTTTAAAATCAAGAATACAGCCATCAGGAATATTTATAGTTCCTCCGGCCAAATCATAATCATATTGAATTATATAAATTGTATTAGGAGAATTAATCATATCCTGACTTAACTTATTCTTATCAGATACGATATTTTTTCTTAGATATACACGACCTAATCCGCTAAACGAAGATGCATTATAAGATTTATTATTAAACTTAAGAACCTTTTCTCCGCCACCTTTATTAACTGAACACAAATCCTCATTATCGGGCCTATTGTATATTGTGTTTCCACCGCCTCCTCCTCCATTTATTAAAAGCAATATTTTTCTCCATTCTGAATTAACCCACAATAATACCACAAATTCTCTATCATCTATAACTACCCCGCTAAAATTAGAATAAGTGCCAGGCATAGATGCAAAATAAAATACAGGCCCATCTGGCGCTCCAGGATTAGTTTCAGGAGTTGCTACCCCCGCAAAAGTAGCATTTTCTCCAACAGAACTAACAACGCTATTAAGCGTATTTTGTAGTACCTGTCCCGTTATTTCTTGATTGTCATTTGTCTTAATTACATTAACAATAGCCGCTTTTAATGTAGTCCAATTTGCCATAATTATGCAGTAACTTTAGAATGAGACAATTCTGACGCATTTTTCTCTTTACTAAGAAGCAAAGTATAATTGCCATCAAAGGTTGTAAGATAACACGTTACAATATCATCAGATACTTCAATATGTGAAAAATGAAGTGTGACGCCATTATCATGCATACAAATACTAGAAACTTCATTTCCAATTACTGCATCAATAATAGTATCAATTTCCTCTTGACTATCTGTAATTTTGTATGTGGTTTTATCAAGGTCTTCTGTCTTATCATCAGAAATATGAACTGTGCATGGCACATGCTTCATAAGCTCAATAGCTAATTGAGTTAAAGCTATTGAGCTAGCATTACCTTGTTTAGATATGCTTTGCTGTATAAATTTATTTAATTCACTTCTATTCATATTATTCTATATCAAAATCATTATTAAAATCTTTGTTAAAATCTCCACCCTTTAGTTTAGGCATGTATCCACCTATATTAGCAATAACCGTATCAGTCTCAAATTCACACTCTACAGCCGCTAAATCACCTTGGTCTTCCCACTCTGGCTCCATATTAAATGTAGTCAAATCATAAATCTGTGATTTACTAGTAATCTGCTTATTTTCACAAAGTCTTACAATTCTTAATGCATCGCATAAATATTCTGGGGCTAAGAATGTAAACTTATATATTTTTTTACTTACCTGGCTTTCAATGAAAGTATAGCCCATTCGTTCTGTGGCTTCTTCTTCAAAGTCATATTCCGGTTTGCCCACTTGCGTATTAAGGTAACACTTAAAAGAGAAGTTATCAGAAAAATCTACAATACCATTTTTAAGTTCAAAATTATATGAGTTGCTATATTCAATAAGCAAATAATCTGAAACTCTGTTTGTTACTGTAAATAAATCTGAATATATAGCACCTAAGCCATTAATGACAATAGCTAAATAATATGTGCCTTCATGCTTAATTTCAACTATAGGCAAAGTGCCAGGATATTTTAACAACTTGAAGCCTGTAAACGATTTAATTACTAAACCATTTTCTTTCATGCTAGTAGTTATATCTGTATATTTACCAGTGTTAAAATTGTACAATCTAACCTGGCTTACAGATGTTCCATTTGCTAATACTACTTGAAAAGGCAATAACATATTCCTATATGTTATCAGCTGATAAATCTGGCCAAATGCGTAATCTTTACAATGATTTTGCAAAGCAATATTATCGTAAAATGGTAGTGGTGATATGTTATTATTCACTAATCGCATGTTGTAAATATATGTAAATTATTTGATATAAAAAAATTTCTTAACATATTTAACTTACTATTTTTTATTGAGGTCTGTAAAGTAAATTTATCTTTGCCTGTCTAGTGTTTACATTGATAGACATTTCATCTATCTTGCCATTTCCAAAAGAGGTTTTAATAAGTTCCAATTCATCCAAATCTTCTTCTGTAGGAAATTCTATAGTATGCTTCATGCATTTTTTAATATCTCTTGCATATAGATTTCCAACTACATTGGACTCTAAACTTGATGCGGGCATATCCCACATATACATGTTCTGCAGATAAATCCACGATGCATACCAATTTTGCACTATAGCTTTATAGCTATTACCATTTTCGTCAATAAGATTTTCTACTGTAGCAATAGGCAATTCTAACATTGAGTCATTTTTCACAGGGCATAGAAGAGCAAAACCGTCATCCGAAAAGTTTGATGGGTTAAATAACATATAATCTACATCAGATGAAAACTGGCTGATATTTATTTCTTCTGTTTTATCTTTTTGTATATAGTTAGATTTCACATCAATAGTTACGCCTCCAAACAAATCAGTTACATCGTCCATCCATGCAAATTCGTATCGCTGATTTAAGTCTGATTTTTCGAATTCTACTTCAGATTGGAAATAAGACGATAGCTTCTTATTGAATTGGTCTGTAAGTTTAGTAAAATCAAGTTGATAACTTGACCTACTAGAATAGCTTCCACCATTCATAAAGAAGTATATGTGCTCTATTTTGAACTTATTGTCTTCGATATACCAATAACATCTAAAGCAATCGCGTAGCATTTTCATAAGCTCTTCAAGTGAAGTTTCAGCTTTCTGAGCGGGCTGGTCATAATTACCTTTTAATATATTAGTCTTTTGCGCAATGTACACGTAAAATCTTGCCAATCCTAATGGATTAGAGGCTCCATATAAAAATTGGCTATATTCTGCCGTTGGCTCGTGCGACAACGTAGGGTCTATTTTCTTGAGAATAGCCTTTATGGCTGCTCCAATAGAGTAACTATCTTTCAATGTATATTGTTTTCTTAACCTTTCTTCAAAATATTCATAGAAACTATCATATGCATACCACAATGAAGCATTTGCCCATGAATTTTTGCTAATAGGCAAAGGTCTTTCTATTCCTGCACTACTAGGAATAAATTGGTTAGTGAAATATTGTCCATAATCATTTAGACCATATTTTGTTGGTTCACTTACCGTTCTAGAAGTACAAAAAAATAAACCTCCTTTTAGGCCAATACACTTTTTATAGTTTCTGTTATCGGTAACAAAATCATCAGATGGCAAATCATATGTGTTCTTCGTGCCTTCAGAGTCTGTTACCTTGTCTACGTCACAAAGTAAACGCCTATAAATATGGTATACAAATGGGCTCTTTATTGTAAATTTGTCTGAAGAATTATTCACATTTACCATTACAATGTCATCTCTACTAATGTAATCATTGTCCTGTTCTAGAAAAAGCCACAACTTTTCTGATTTATAAAGAATAGTATTATCACTATTACGCTTTATGTAAATGTAAGCGAACTTTCCTTCGTTCTTTTCTCCAACATAGCATGTATAGCCATTCCATTGGCTCCAATATCCATTTGTTCCAGCGTATACTCCGTTAACGCCAGAAATGCTGGCACCGTTTACATAAAATTCATTTCCTGCTTTTATGTATGAAAAATAATACTTATTTATCAATTCGTCGTGGCTATCTACAGCTGTAATTACATCATCTTCCCAATAAGTACCACCAAAGAAGTTTGTGATAGAATTGGCTCCGCGTACATAAACCTGCATAAGTGAGCGTTTATGCAGATTTATTTTTGATATTTCAGGGGCAAGCTTTATAAGGTCATAAGTATTTTCATATTTATTCATAACCTCAGTGTAACTATCTATGACATTAGTTTTAAGCTCGCACTTCTTTTTGTCATAATCAAGCTTGCAATCGGTTTTATTAAATTCACCTTTGTAGTATCCAGCCCACTTATTAGAAGCTCTATTGTACTTATCTATTGTAAACACAAATTTATCTTCAAGACTTGACTGCTTAACAATTTCATAAGCATCACCGAACAGATTAATTTTACCATCCATAGAAATGCGGAAAAATTCTTGTCCACTTTCTTTGGCATATTTTTTATTTAGGTCTTTATAATAGGGCGTTATTTCTACTCTACTGCCACCATTCTTTGCTATATAGAATTTATACTTAGGAGGTATCATACTAGTTCTTTATTATCCGTTTAACATTTTTACGTTGCATAATCACAGTTCCATCAGGCATCGTGTAATACTTGACTTCATTCTGTTTTCTAATGTTTCGCACATCGTCCTCTATTTTAGAGAGGTCCACACCATTACTAGAATTAAGAGAAATGCTCAATCCCTCAGAATTAGCAAAAGCATTCAAATACTTATCTTCGAATGTTCCTCTGTTGAGGCTATCAACGACATCTGGAAGTATCTTTTTATATTTCCTTGTTCGCTTTTTATTAATAATTGCCAATGCCTCACCACCTTCTGCTCTCATACGGCGTTTCTTTTTATTTTCTGTGCCCAAGTCAATATCATTGCCTGACGCATGTGAGCCTCCTTCCAAGAACTCAAGACCACCTTCGCCATATTCTTCTGATTGGCTTGCAGTTACTTGTTTTGCTTTGACTTTAGCTACAGCAAACGATGTCCACATTGTGGCAATGGCCGCCAATGCGAGAGCTGGACCAACAATAGGAATTGAGGAGAATGAGCTCCATAAGTTAGCAGATGCTGTAACAAGTGATGAAGCTTGGGTCACAGTATTAAGAGCCTCTTGGCGCTTTTGAGCTGCGGCTAACATTTTTTGCTTTTCCTGCTCTCTTTTCTTTTCTTGTTCAAGTTCTTTTTTAGCAGTTGCTACGTTATTAGCGTATCCATTATTACGAGCTTCAACCTCAGCATCATAAGCTTTCTGAGCAGCTTCTACTCGCTCTTCAGCAGCTTCTACAGCTTGTTTAGCTAATTCAACTTCAGCATCCATTATGGATTGAAGTTGCTCAATAACAATGTTTACTGCGTCACTGAGAGCATCAATCTGGTCATCATCAAAACCAAGCTTTTCAAGTAGAGTACCGCCTAACCCTTTTTTACCAATGTTAGCAACAAAGTCATCAAGTTCAGAAAGTTCTCTATCTATCCCTTTTACTGTAGATTTAGCTGCCTTTATTTGAGCTTGGCTCCAATCTAAAGCACCCGCTTCTGCTAATTTGATTTGTTCTTGCCATCTAGCTTTTTCTTGTTGTAGCTTAAATCTTGTCATTTCAGTTTCACTGCGCTTAACCTCATTAAACACAGCCTCATCGAGTGCCTGCTGCTGTTCAAAGCCTGTAAAACTATATTCTGTTTCTGCAGTAATAGTTTGCTTAGAATATCCAGCTTTAATCAATTCAGGGGAAACTTGTTGGCTAGCAGGTTTTTTAGCATTCTCTAATAAAGCTATTTGCCGCTGAGCTTGAATAGAAGCTAACCGTAATTGCAATTCTTCTTCAGAGCCTTTTTTAACAGCGTCAAGCCGAAGTTGTATAGTCTCTTCAAGAATACGTAGTTCATTTATCTGCCTGTCTCGCTCTATATCTTCTAGTTCTTGTGAAAGCCTTAACTGATAATTCTCTACGGTTGCAAGTATGTTTTTCTGAGTATTTTTTATAATTGCTTTTTCTTCTTCTGATAGCTCTTCATACCTATTTCCTTCATTTTTAAGAATTTCTTCTTGCTTTCTATAAGTTTCAAGTAAAGCAGCTGTTTCAGAATTATATTTTTCAAAAGCGGCTTTACGTCGTTTAGCAAGCTCTTCTTTTTCTAGTTGTGTTAAGCTTTCTTGATATTTCTTATTAGCTGTTAGATTAGCTCTATTTATAGAATCAGTTGCATCTTTCGGCTGTCTACCTCTTTGTCTAGATTGTTTATGATATTCGCTAACTCCTAACTCGTCTAATAATTCTTTTTCTTGGTCTGTATAGTTAGCAAATATCTCAAAATATCTGTCTATAATTTCTTCAACTTCACTGGCATCTTCTTGTAAAGAGGCTATATTAGCTTGTCCTTGTGTAGCTAAAAGCGTAGATAATGATAAGTCAGAGTCTTTGCCAAATTTGCGGCCTAAAGCCTTAAAATAATTTATAGTATTATCCCACCAGGTATAATCTTTATTTCTTGCTTTGGCCCTTTCTACCTCTTGCTTATTTTCTATTTCAAGTAACTTATTATACTGAGCTGATGCTAATGTTAAAGCTGCTTGAGCTTTAGCTCTAAGCTTAAGGGCCGTTATAAATAGCTCAGAATTATCTACAAATAGGCTTTCTGCTTCATTCACATTAGAAATGCTTATATCTAATGCTCTAAATGTAGCTTCTGAATCTTTAAGCCATTGCTGCTGTTCTTTTACATTATCTCCTAGCCTCTTCCATTCATCTGCGAGTTTTCTAAACTTAACCATGCTATCGCCATAGCTAGCTGAATTCTTAGAAAGCTCAGCATTTACATTCTCAAGAGCTTCTGATAGTGATAAAACAGCTGTTCTTCCACTCAATACATTATTTATCCAAGTAAATATCTCTTTTCCAAATGCAGATAAAACTGTAAGAAGAACTACTATGACAGTGTTCCAGCTGAACAACGCTTTAACAATAGATTTGGTTACAGATACTGTCTCCTTACCTTCTGCTTGTAATGCTTTATTCTGCTCACGTAATTTATTTATCTCGTCAATCAGCATAGGTATATTGTTAGAAATACCTAAGAAGAATGTATTGAGAGAAACAGCTGCAGCAGGAAGTTCTCGAACAACTTGTGATACAGATATTCCTAAGCCATCCCAAGTTCTTTGGTAATGGCCCACAGACAATCTATAATTGCCGGTTGCCTCTTGCAGTTTAATCATTTGCTGGTATATAGCAGCAGTCTCTGCTTCAAGCTTTTTACCACTGTCAGCAGCTTCACGCTCAGTTTGAGACATTTGATTAAGCTTTATCTTATTCAAAGCGTATTGAGCAGATAATCTATTATAAGAGCCTTCTGCAGAATTAGCTATCTGGGCATTAAGCTGAGCTATTTGGTTAGCTTCTCTTATTTGAGTTGTGTACAGCTTAAGTTGCTCATTTTCTGATGATTGAGCATAAGCTAATTTTTGCTGAGCTTGCTGTAATGGGCCTAACGTTGCTTTATGGCCTCTTCTAGCTGCAGTTACTTCTGCGATTTTAGCTTTCAAATCAAGTAACTTTTGACCTTCTTCTGACTGTAAATAGGCTAATTTTTGCTCTGCTTTTTGTACCTCAGTTAATGTTTGAATATGTGGCTTCATTTGGTCATCAAGAGCCTTAATCTGATTTTTAAGATTAAGTATATCTTGTAATAACTGCTGGCCCATAGCACTATCTTCTCTTTCTGCTTCAGTAAGAGACTTATACAAAGACACAGTTTGCTTCAAATCAGATTTTAATCTGTCGTACGATGATAAAGCTTGCTGAAGATAACGCTGCTGTTCTACTGTAGCTTTATTCTGGTCTACTGTTTGAGCCTTAAGCCATGCTATCTGTTTGCCAGTATCTGACATAGCCATTTTGAGCTCTTTTTGTGCTCGCTCAAGTCGTGATGTAGAAGCAGTAGCTTCATCAATACTTTTGCGTCCTTCATTAGTAGCTCCACTAGCTGTTTTTAGAGCATGCACAACTTTATCTGCGCCTGCTCTAATAGCGTTTACCATAGTTTCGTATGACTGATTAAGCTCACCTAATTGCTTGACAAGCTTCTCAATCGAGTCATCCGGCTGGATTATGTCGCTATATTTTACTTTATCGTCTTCAGCCATAATTTATCTCTTTTTATGCTTTTTCAAACTTTTTGACTCTGCCTCAGCTTGCTGCTTAATATTATCCACGGCGTTATAAAACTGAAGTACAGTCATTTTTCTTGCATCCATACTTGTCTTTTGAGCTATAAGCAAACAAGTACTTTCAAATTGCTTATCATACTTAACTTCAACAGAGTCACTTCCTATAAATACTTTTGGTGTGTGCATGTTTACCATCATCATATCTATTAGCTCTATTTGCTCAGTGTTATCGTTATCATTGATAATAGAATCCAATACAAGAAGTGTTCTATTTTTCAGCTTATCGTATGCCTCTTTTTCCTTAGGATTTACAAAATCACCTGGAAAGTATGTTTCTAGCTCGAAAGTTACTTTTTTTTTAAGCCAGACTAAAAAATCTATTATAGTAGAATGCTTAACTGTTTTTATTTCTTTAAGCAATGCCTTTAGATTATCGTCTGACAAGTCAGTTACTTCTTTGCCATCAATATCATGTATAAGAGCCACAAATGCTAGATATTTAGGTGAAATTTCGCTATTCACCATATACATATTTTGCCTCATGTTTTGCAATTCCTGTAAAGCTTTTTTGTTATTGCCAGCTTTCATAAATTTTGCTATCTTTACTATATGAGCATCAATATCATCTGCGTCTGACCCAATGCCTGAGTCAATAAGCAGATATTTATTGTACTTTTGAAAATTTACGATTGGCATTTCATCTATGCTATCATAAGCCCGTACAATTTTCTTATTTATAAGTAGGCTTTTCATATCAAAATTCGCGTTATAGGGGTTGATATTATTGGAATTAATAAGATATTCATTTCTCTAAAGAAAATAGCGAGAATGACAGCAAGAATGAGCGACGTCCAAAAACTTAAGCAAAAATCACAATCGAATAACTGAGAAATTAGCTTAGGTGCTTTGGCAATTATATTGTCTCTTATACCTAATTTTCCAATCAGCAATATAACAAATGCTGCTGCTAAGGCTATATATATTAAAGCCGAAAGCAATGTTATAAAATATACCGTTGACATAATTCTCTAGTTGTTAAAGTGAACTCAATTCTAATTCCTGCATAAGGGTACATAAAGAATTGTTTATCAATATCTTGTATGCCTTCCCCTTTGTAAGTATAGTTGTTATATATTTTTTCTATAGAATATCCTTTGTATATGTTTTCAAAGCGCTCATATATATCATTGATAACAAGCTTGCCTGTAGTTGTAATAATACCAGGTGTTGTTAGTACTCGTATTATTTCATCTTTAATTTCTTCAGTATGAAGCACAGTTTCATCATCGTAGATACTACTTAAGTCATACCAAAATATAATAGCTCCGCTGAAAGTATATTGGGGCAAAGATTGTACTACTTGAGTAATCTTCTGTGGGTCATATATATCAAACCACGAAAAGTTACCAAAGTTATCATTAGGCAAAAGGGACACATATTCTCCATTACCGCTGTATGATGCTGGATATATGAATTTATTGCCATCAGGTCTATGTTCTACAAGCTTGTAAGCTCTTCCAAATGCATAATTAAGCCACTTAAGCTTTTCCATAAGCGATTTTTGCATATCCTGCAATATCTTATCAAGTAACACAGGATTATCCTTATATCTTATTTGTACAGAACTTTCTTTCATTGTCTTATAGCTCTTTTTAACCGTTTAACAAGCTCTTTTCTTATATGGGAGCGGATTATTCTTGTAAAGTTTTTATCTGTCAACCTGAATATCTCTTCACCATATTTTTCAACGAGGTCTTGAGTTTTTTCATCACTTGCTGTTATATAAAATCCTTCTGAGTCAAATACTACGTACATTGACTCATGAAAAGCTCCAGTATCTCGTAAGGTAACTCGAGTTGTCGGTTGTCCTTTCCTCTTTTTATTTTGTATAGTTTTAGGTGCATAAGGCATGTAATCCATAATCTTTTCGCCTCGGCCATTGATACCTCTACGATACAACTGGTTATCTGCTATTGCAGATACTATCACATCCTCTTTATCACGGACAATATCTTCCAATAGCATAGGCAAGCTATCTTTGAATGCTCTCAAGCGATATTCAAGATTGCGAAGTGTTGCATTATATCTTTTTACAGCCATACTATACAGTTCTATATTTTATACCATTGTTTTTACAAGGAAGACAAACTCTGTCTATTCCTTCAGTACTAAGCTTAATTGCCTTAAATGCCATATCGAGTTGATAACTAAGGCCTGATTTTTTCATAGATGAAGAGTCACCATCGACCTCATATAGAATATCAAGCCTAGAAGCATTTATTGAATGCCTATTTGTACGAACATTAGCATTATAGGCAAATTCACGAAGCATATCTACTGCTACTTGCTTTGCTATAATATCCTGAAACAGCATTCGCTGCTCAATTATGAAGTCTGTAATATCGCAGCTTATTGTTATTTCAAGATTTAAGCCATAGTTGTTATCATAAGTATATTGATTGTTTTCAACATCCCACAGATGTATAGGCTGTTTTTCAAAGTCTTCATTGAAATCATCGTTGAAATTAACAGCCTCAACCAATTCCTCATTAACAAAAAACGGGTGTACTTCTATATATTTAGACCAGGCTATCCAAGCCAATAATTCTTTACGCGAACATGAGCCACAAGGCTCTTTAGACCAATCTTTGTCTTTTCTTATAGCTTGACTGCCTTCTGGAAGTTCAGATTGAAAATAGCACAAATACCAGCTACCGCCAGCATCATTGTCTTCACTTTGATAAGGCAAGTACACATCGTTAAGTGAAAACCATTCTATGCTATTTTTACGTATCTTATTAAGCTGTATTATCTTAACAGGTGCATCCATACTAGAATGCATAAGATACAAAGTATATTCGCCAGGCTCTGTAAATTGTAAACCTATTTTATTGATTTTCGTAGTTACGCCTTTTGCTCTTACAGGTACAATCTCAAAGCCAACCAGATTTTTCTTGTTTTTTACAATATCTACTAAACGACCAGTACCGTCGAATAAAGTTCTGTTTTCGCACAAAGTCTTATATGTACCTTGCGCAATTTTTTCATTGCAATATCTAGCAATAGCTTTCTGAATGCTAGCCTTAGTTTTGCTTTCAAGCCATTCAGAAAATGGATTGGTTTCAACCCAATACTCAGACTCAATATCAGGCTGTTTTCCAGTTGAATTCTGTAAAGCCTTATATAAAAGACTTCCATACTTTATGATATTGCCTTTAGAATATGACTTTTCTGCATTATACTCCTCAAAGGCCATGTTCTTAAAATCTGGAGCGATACAAGACATATTCTGCAGTGTCAGCAACGGATGAATTTGCTGAAAGTATAAGCCACTTTCGCTCACAGTTAAAGCATCAGATATTTTTAAGTCTGATGTGTCATAATTTTGCTCCCATCCTATTAGATGAAGCAGCTTTTCTTGTATATCTAGAGCTCTAACCATAGTTTCTATTATTTATTGAAAAAAAACAGGAGGTCACTGAAGTAATTTACCTCAGCGCCTCCTGCCAAAGCTAATAACAACTCAAAGATTTGCTATTAAGTATTATACACCAGCGGCCGCCTTGGTATTAACCGGATTGTCTTCCGTGTTCATAACAACTACAGGCTTAGCATAAACAGCATTTTCGCTAGAAACGTTGAATGCCAAGATAGGACTAGGCAATGTAGAAGGAGAACTGTTATAAGCGGCAAGGAATGCTACATCTACAGCAAAGCCATAGTGCTCTTTGCGAGTGCGGGTCATATCTGTAGTAGCAGTTCCTGCAATAGTATTGTAGTCACCTACAGAGTCGTAGAAGTATGTACCAACAGGCATGTTAAGCAAAGGCAGAGTTGCAATACCCCACTCATGGCCATCACCAGATACAGTACCGAGCAAGCAGTCGCGCTCGAAACGAGTTAACAAACCAAGTGAACCGGCATTCACTGCATAACCCTGAGCATATTTACCATCGGCAGCCGCGATGTTATTTGTCAAGTGTACAATCTTTGTGCCGAACTCATTCTGCTTGTTTACATCATTGTAGAGACCATGCTGCTGCAGTTTACGCATGATAGATTCAACTCCAGGGTCACCTACGATATGTAACTGGCCATAAAAATCATTTGCCCCCATCATGACCTCGAGGTCGCCAAATACGTTTTCACGCTCAGCCCACTTTGCGTTAATAGCATTAGAAGAAAAGTCATAAAGCAACTTATTCTTCAAAATCTGAGTTTTGCTAGCAGCAAGTTGAGCAAGTGCAGCTTCATCAAGCTTCTTTGCAAATGCATACAGATACTTCATGAACTTGGTTTCAAAGTCCTTCTGAATACCGATTTCGTTGTTCATGTACATAGCCGGAGCAATTGTGAAGCCCCAAGAATACGTTGTAAACGTAATCTGTACCATCTTAGATGTATTTTCACTATCATCGATAGTTACAGTACGCGTACTGCCGATAGTAATATCAGCATCGTAGTCAATCACGGGAGTTTCTAAAGTGCTACCAATAGAAGTTCTAGCTTTTTGCTTTAACTCCTCAGTAAGAATTCCAGTAGGGTCTTCGGACTGCACCATAAAAGCATTCAGCGCACCGTATCTACTGGGGCGATACTCAAACTTATCCATGTTAGAGTTCGCACGAATGTTCTGGATACGTGTTAAAACTAAACTCATAAATTTAACTTTTTAATTGTTAATACTTACGCTACTATGGTGCATTACCCTTTTACGCCTCATAGCGTTTTTGTTCTCTTCTTTAGGATGTGCCGTTTATTTAATAGGCAAACTTGCCACGTTATTTTCAGTTCTCAGTTGCAAAGACTGGTCAGCAAACTCCTGTGAGTCACGCGTTAAACCGTTTGCGAGCAAATGAGCCTCAATAGCTTTATCAGCTTCAACTTGGCTCTTAATGCCTGACAAGTCAAGTGTTCCACCTGTTCCATCTGAACCAGACCCAAAGCCTCCTGTTCCTCCGCCTTGTTGCTGACGGCCTGTTTCGATAACATCTTTCAAAGAAGTTTCCATAACAAGCTCTTGCATTGTATACGGATTGAGGTTATTCTTAGGATTGTTAAGAATGTTACCATCAACTCCACGGATAACAAGCTTTTTACCGCCTTGACCATCTTCGATAAAGTCCGGAGTACCCTTGACCAATACCTCAGCTTTAGCTGCATTAAGCAGTGTCTTCTGAATAGGCTCAGTAATACCTGACTTAAACTTAAGACCAGCAGTAGCAGCTTGGAAAGCATAATCTACGTGCGTATTCTTAAGAGTAGTTTCAAACTCTGTTTTCTTAGAGTTGAACTCTGTTTCTTTTGTCTGGAGCTGAGTTTGAAGTTGAGCAACTTGCGCCTTAGCATCTTTCAACTGCTGACGCAAAGTTTCATCTCCAGCTCCTTTTTCAAGCTTAGACTGAAGCTCTGTAACCTGTGCCTTAGCAGCATCAAGCTCAGCTTGAACTGTTTTAACAGACTCAGCTTTTGTCTTATATTCACCGAGCACACGCTTTGCGTAGTCATAGCTCTTTTCACCGTCTTTTTTCTTGATACCGGTAATTCCAAGAATATCAGTATCATATTGCCCATGTAAAGTACCAATCTTAGTGCTAATTACAGTATTTTCGTCATTTTTCGACATTTCAGCAATGGCAGTCAGCTGGGCATCTGAAAGACCAGTTAAAGCTGAATTTTGTCGTAGCATCTCAATTGTTAACATAGCTTTGTGATATTTTGTTATTTATTTTTGACAACTAACTCTGCAGCATCTCCGTAAGGGTCATGCAAAACTTCCATGATTGTATAGCCAAGACCTTTGAAGTTCTTCTTAAAGAGTTGCCACTCTGCAAATGTGAACAACTGAGTAAATGGAGCAGACTCTTCTTTTCCGGTAAGTGGGTTAAATCTGCGTCCGCGAACAAGTGACAAATGAACCATCTTCTCAGTACCTGCTTTAGGAACATAAGTAGATTTTTTGGTTTTTGTCTTAGTAGCTTCTTTTTCTTCAATGGCATCGTCAATATCAACCAAGAAAAGAGCCACATCATCAAGCTCATCCTGGAGCTCATCAGTCCAAGCTTTACCGCCTTTTGTTTTCAAGGCTTCAAGCTCAGCTTTACGAGCAACAGCTTGTTTCTTATAGGCTTTTACTTCCTCAAGACTGTGCCCCTGTAGTTGCTGTAAGTCCATCTTTTGATACATATTCTAAAAGTTTTTTGTTAATTATATCGATTTTTTCTCTCATTGGCTTGTTTGAAGCAAACTCAATTATGTTAATGTTCTCACGCTCGAATTTTTCAACTAAAGTACTAAAATTTATTTTAAGTTTTACCAGATTTTCATCAATTAACTTTTTTTCATACAGCTTTAACACTTCGTCCAACGTTTTATGTGGATAAGGCTCCAACTGTTTCAAAATCAGCATTCTCTGAAGTACCAAAGGATTATTGCGATACTCAACTTCAAGAATTTGTTGCGATATAGCATCTAGTTCTGAGTTAGACGCACCATTCTCCTTTGCTTGTTTGTACTTAGAATATAGTTCTGTTACTGTGAAAACGTAAAACTCTGTACCCCAGTTTACAGAAGATGATATGAAAGCACCTCCATACCTGAGTTTGCAAACAGTATCTTCGACAAATTTCTGTGCCAATTCAAAGTTGGTCTTTAAGGCATTGAGAACTGAGGTTTTGCTTTCAAAGTTAGCAGTTACCTGAGTTTCATTGATAGCTTCTTTTTCACTTACAGTACCACCTGAACCAACAACAGAAATTACAATTTCATTTTTAAGCCTTGCGCACTCATTGACATTATAATCAAGTGAGTCTTTATCGATAGTAGTTATCTGAACAGGATTACGCATATCTGTGACACCTTCAGATTGATTTGGTATAGGAACTTCTAAGAATGAACCAGGACCAGCTATACGCTTTTCGCTACAGCAAGGACACTTTTCAACTGTTCCATCATTGAGAATTTTATACTCGCCTTTTGCATTGCGTAGAAAACCTCCATCGCAGTAATCACCAGTCTCATTATTCTCAAAATTACAATCAGCTTCATACGCACTATATATAGGATAAGGTGCATACAAGTCTAAATGCTGCTTCGAAATAGAGAAGAACAAATACCAATCAAGATTTGACAGCTCTTTTGTAATTGGATTTTTCTTAAGGTCTTTATTTTTCTCATTGAGTTGTGTTGACCAAAAGAACCGAGCTGGGCAATATCCTAAATCATGCTTTGCCTCTGAAATAAGTGACTGAATTTCATTTTTCTCATTCAGCTGATATACTCTTATAGAAGTATCATCAAATACAGCTATTCGATGTTCCAGCTGTTTGAAAATAAGCCACTCAAACTGATTTTCATCAAGTTTAGAAGTCTGGTAATCAATTACAGCATCAATCTCAAGCCAATAAAAATACGGCTCTGGGCACAAAGATGTTTGTACTTGAGGAAGGTCTACTACCAAAATACTATTGGGTGATACCTGCATTCGCTTCCATCCCATTGTCTTCCATATCTCTGGCTCATTAAGATTGCTCTTGCGATACAAGGCCCAGTCTTCTGCAAGCTCTGAGTCTGTAAATTGATATGAGCTAGATGAGTTACGACTATAGAAAACTCTTTCGAGCTCTCTATAGACGTCCTCAACTACAGCAGGCGTTGGCAACGGGAATTTGAACAGCTGCAAGAATATGTTGAACTTATCTTTTGGAAGCAGATGCTTTACCCAATCTAAGAATATGGTAGTAGGTTGGTTAATATCAGATACAGCGATATTCGTCTCAGTATGGAACCTAAGACGACGCTGCATATTTACAGCCTTCTGAATAACCTGTCTTTTAGACGGTTTTTGCAGAATTTGCTTTATCTGATTTAACTCTAAGCCCATTTTCTTCGTCGTAAGTATAATTGCTATCTTTAGGTAATTCCCATCCACCGTTTATGGCTGTGCCCATATCAAGCAGGCGTTCGGCATGCTGAATGCCAAACTCCTGCCTCATATTGTACTTAGGCACAACTAACGTTACTGTTTGTTCTTTTTTCTTTCTCATAACTGAAAGTTTTAAGCTCCTCCAACGGAAGCAGCATTAACCAAATCTGTAAGAGGATTGAAGTCCAATGTTTCACGCTTAATGATGTAGAAGTTATCACTCCAGTTAGGATAGAATGACCATTCAATGGTATTGCTGTCTGGCTCTTCAAAACCACCAAGCTTCTTGTCACCAACAAAGAACTTACCAATAGGAATAGGATAGTACTCTGTAGGCTTATCCTGGTCATCTACCAAACAGCCGATATTACCATTTTCATCAATCAGCCAAACACCAATCTCTTCACACATATACTGTTTCAGCTGTGCAATTGTCTTCTGACTTTCCTGATAGATAGTGGCAGAGAACGTTGTCGGCTCACGGCCGATTGTAATCTCAATACCTCCAAGTGTCTGGTTACCACCGCCGAATGTACGAGCTGCACCAGGCTCAGAAGTAGGTCCTTGAATATACGGAGAAACTGTCATTTTAGAACCATCAGCCGCAGAAAACAAGGTAGAAAATGATGCTTTCTTAGTCGGGTCAGTGACAGAGTTCTTCGTTCCAGCTGTCTTATAGATGCGCTGGAATGCAACTTTTTGAACTTGCCCCATACTCTCCTTGCATTCAGCAATCTCAAGGTCGGCGATATGAGCACCGGCAGGGCATCCACAGTTTAATCCCATATTATTTATGTTTTTAATGTTAATACTACCGAGCAGCTACCCTTAACTTGCATCGAATTACCTGTATTTTTGCTTCGAATTGACTTCTCCACAGTGTAAATATACTAAATTTCTTTATAAGTTGTACCGTTTTTAACATTTTTTATAGAGGTATTTTTTATCTCATATTCTCGCATTATATTCATTCAAGGCTTATGATTTAATCATTCATATATAATTAGAAGCCTAGAAATTACGAGAATAATGCGAGAATTTAATCTTTCATTGGTTTATAGCCTCTTTTTTGAAAAAATTCATCCATTACATAATAGCTGCACTTATTTCTGCCGTTAATTATGGCTTTACATTTTTTAGCACACCATCTTGTAACTTTAGGCGCTCCAGTGTAATATAGCCATTTATTATGTAAACAGCTCGCACAACACATGTTTGCCTTAACTCCATTCGGGCTTATCATCTTTTCCATACTAGTTTCTTAAGTGTATTTTTTTACGTCCACCTTTTCTTGCATGCATTTCATATACTCCTGTTAAGCAATCTGGAGCATCGTCGTGCTGGTTTCTCTTCTTATTATCTTTACGATACGACATAAGAGCCTTATAAAACTTAGGCCATTTCTTCTCCCAGCCCTCTGGAAACAGAATATCGCTTTGAACATTAGCAGAGGCTGTATAAATACGTGCCTTTTTATTCTCTGTCTGTGTAAATGTTTTAATAGCGCATCTGAAATTACGCAAATCAACTCTTAATATGCGCTTTACATTGCGCGAATAGCCACGGCCTCCGTTATTTGACTCGATTAAGGCTTCAACGGTGCCATTTTTGGTCAACATTTCAGCCTGTTTTGGCTCTGTGACCTCCATAGGTGCATCTGTAAACAGAATATCAGTTATATAACAGTATTCAGGTGTATTTATAAAGCAAATTGAACACAAATCATCAGCTCCTGTGTCAGCCGTATCAGTATAATTCCACTTTTGAAGTGCTTTTGTGCCTGTTGGAAGCTCTTCTATCTTATAAGTTCTAAATCCTTCATACATAAGACCCTCTTTTGGTGTTGGGTCCTGCATATACTGCGTATCAAATACAAGTGGATTTATCTCACGCATCTTATAAAGCTCTTCAAGTGTATGCTTCATTGGCCAAAGTGCATGTTCTTCTCCAGTTTCTGGGTCTACTTGTATAACTGGAAGTGATAAAACAGTCCATTCGTCTGGCTCTATCTCTTGCAAATAGCCACAAAGGTCATGTTCATGCAGCCTTTGCATTATTATAATGATTGGAGTGTTACGCGAGTTAGTACGGTTACGAATTGTGTTCTCAAATCGCATGTTAATACGCTCGCGGACAATATCTGACTCAGCATCTTCTGGCTTAATTGGGTCATCGATTACAATCGCGCCTTGGAAAATGTTTGTTGTAGCTCCTATCATATCAAGCATCTCATTCGTATGGTCATCAAATGTGAATATATCATTGCCTCCGTCCATTTTATTAATATCTGGGTCAATATCAACATTTCCTGCGCCAAAACCTGTTACCTGACCTTGTGTTGATACTGCATAAAGCTCACCACCTGCTTTAGTTTTCCATCTCTTAGCCGAGCCTTTCTCAGATGCAAGAGCCGAATTAGGAAAAAGAGTCTTATAGAGCTCTTCCTGCATGATATTTCTGATTGTTTCAGAATTATCATTCACAAGTATATCTGAATAAGATAGATGCAGAAATCTGCATCGCGAGTTTAAGGCAAAGCACCATGATATAAACGACTTAATAACTAATTCTGTATTGTGTGATACGAGCCCATTGGCTATAAAATTTTTATCGCCAGATACTTCAATATGAACTAATTCATGCTTTCCTACTTCTTCTATACTAACAATTTCATCAGGATAGAAATCTTCAGCCCAATATCTCGTAAGATTATCAGGAAAAATTTCCACTAATTCTCTAAATGTATCTTCTGACATATTCCTATTTGGCCCAACTGATTTATACCCTAAATCAAAGTGTATCATTTTGTAAAGGCCTTCATTCTTTATTATAGAATACGGGTATGTGCATGTACGTTCTATTTTAGAAGGCTGTAAAATGTATTCTTTTGCTTTATCTGCTTTTCCATAAAAATTCAAATGCGGATATAATTTTTGAGAATATCTTCTTGATATTGCAACATTCCATATACCAGCTTTTTCATTTTCATAAAATCCTAAAGTTGATGGGATTTTCATAGTAGATAACAGATATTGAATATCCTCAGCAAGTCCTTTGTTTGCTAGGCCTATAGACAACTGACCATTCTTTTTTATAGTACCATCTGTCGCTATCATCATTCCTAAAAACACATATTTTTGTCGCATAGAAGTACTAAATATTCCTAATGGGATTCTTTTAGTATAAGAGTTATTTCCAACTAATTTATGCTTTATTAAAATGTTATTTATTACGCCATTAGTTCCGCCTAATATGGTATATTGACAATCTGCGGTACAAGAATAATGCTTGACCTCACCTCCGAGTTCATTAACAGCCTTTATAACAGCATTTACCGCTAATTTATCTATGTTAGTAAATCCTAATTTACCAGATTTTGTACAACATCCGTCAAACAGCATCATTGATATTAGTATAATCTCCGCGTCTGATAATGTTTCGACGCCGTCTAACTCTTTTTTTAGTGCAAATATCCTATCTCCAATTTTAAGCCTATTAGATTTTACATACCCGAACGGTGTTCTCCAAGGATGGTCAATACTGCATACAACTGACCGACCTGACCTCATAGTAATTTCATAGCAGTCTTTATATGCCGGCTCAGTAGCAATAACGCTATTAACAACTGCTCTACCATCTTTGAATGATAGCACTTTATCTCCTGGCAGTATATCAGCTATTTTTTTTCGCTCACCTGTAGCAAGCGTAATAAGGGTATCTTTACTAACGCATTTCCCGTATCTGGGAGCTATATTGATAATAAGTCGCTTACACTTACCATCTACAACATCCTGTAATGCCTTAAACATCTTCTTATGATGCTCTGCAACTATAAAACTTCTATGATATTGGGCTTTGAACAAGCACTTTGTATATTTTTCAAAAGAAGTCAGCAATTCGAGCTGAAGAAGTTCTTTTGGGTTCACAGTTCCGGGCTTTGTGGCATCTAGTGCTGTTTCTTGCATTTCTTTTAATGACTTCATTGCTATATTTTACTTTATTAAGTTTTCACGTATAATCAGATATGCTTCACGACTTACAGGCACGTTAGGAATAATGCCAGTTTGGAGTTGTTGCTGCTCTGGGAGACTTAATTGCATAGGTCCTTTGCCAAATATTCTATCCCATAATTTTTCTATAGTTTCAATGTTACCTAGCTTTTCGTCTTCAATAAGGCGCTTAATTACAGTTTTTATTACAACTGGCACTTTTTTATTAGTCATTAAGGCTTGTAGCTGCGAGTGGTTACATGTTAATAAACAAGCCAATAAATTAGCCGTGTCTTGCTTTGTAAGCTGAACACTTAAATTGATATTAAGGCTAGTAAGAAGTTTTGTTATTTCAGGTCTTGATGCTCCTTGTAACTGAAGTGCTGAGCGTATAGCTGATGAATATGAACCTCTGCCCGAGTCATGGCGTTCTGCTAACTCAGTTGCTTTAAGCGGCTCTACAGTCTGAGCCTCAAGTGCCTCAATAGCCTCAACTCGTTTTTGCTGCTCCACAATACGTTTAGCTTGAAACTCAGTTTGGCCATCTGGTATTTCTTCCACACCAAGCTCTTCTGCTAATGATTGACGCTTTTCTTGTTTAGCTTGAAGATTTTTAAGCTTCTGCTTTTCAAGATATTTAATACGAGCCAATTCCTTTGCATCTTGTTTTGATTTGATGCGCGTGGCCTCTTGTTCTACAAGCTTAGATGTATCTGGATTAGACATTCCGGGAACTACTGGGCGTGATGGCAGTATATCTGCTAATTTCTGTGCTATTTTATCTGTTTTCATATCAATGTTGATTTTTTGCAATAAATTCCTTTTGTCTTTCTATCAGTTCGGCTTCTGATGGCAATTGAGCTTCTCTAAAGCGCCTATCTTTAGATTTAGAAATATCGACTATTGGCTGATAAATATAAGACCATATATATCTTCCTGCTGATTTTATATGGCCGTTACAGCACATGGATATATTACTTGCACAAATACCTGTTTCTTCAGCAGCATCTTTTATAGAAGCGTATTCGCTTATAAATAAACCTGTATTTCTATCATAACAGCATACAGACTTTGGAAGTCGCCCTCTTTTATGAGTGTTATAAATACTGTTTGGTGGGTATGTAGCATTTTTGTCTATTTCGCTTATAAGCTCTTGTAATAATATATTAGCATAATTCTGTTCAAGAGCATTACCAGCTTTTATAAGAGTATTATAGCCATAAGGCAGATATGTTCTATTCGCCTTTATCAGTTCATACTTGTAAGCAAGTACTTCCAACTCATCTGTAAGATTATACTTTTCTATATTAACAGTTATGTATTTGCTGTTTAATAAAGCTTGTCTTAGCTCTATACTCTTTGCGTTTATGCTTAGAATTTGTCTGATTAGACTTTTTACTCCTCTATACACTGATTGATTGAAAGTATGACAGACTATGAGCCTACTATCAAATTCAAATTCTACAGTAAAGACTGCCCATTCATTTAATAGGCTATCTATGCTTGTAGTAATATCTACCTGTATGCCATCAATGTTTACCATATTAGAAATTTTATTGCGATTTATATTTACAACACGAAAATACATAAATAGATATATATAAAAAAAATTCTCGCACAGAAAATTCATAGGAAAAAAATTTTCAAGAAACAATATAAAACTTTTTGTTTCTCAGCAAAGTATTAAAAATCAATTAGTTAAGCATTCTCGCATTTCGAAATAAACGAAACAAGACATGTTCATAAAGATTATACGGTACATCTAATATGTAATAATTATATTTTGGTTTATAAGTATAATAAGTATAAATTCTATATTACAACTCATTCTATTTTTTAGTAATTTCTTTGTTTATATTGTTTATTTATATATAACTCATTGAAAATCAATCACTTATCAAGAAACAATCAATTGTTTCTCTTGTTTCTCTTGTTTACGGCCTTTTTGCGAGAATGCCTGAATGATGGCCTTTGCGAATTTTGATTTGGTGGCAATTTGCGAGAATGATTTGAAGCCAAAAAATTTTTCTGCCTATGGACATGGCTCTATATACTATATATAGGGGGCACACCGGCACCGCGCCAGGGGCCTAACTCGCACCAACATGCTTTAACAATTGGCCT